GACTGCCGTTCTTCTTTTAAACTAATGGCCCAATAAAGTTTTTACATATTTTTATTTGTTCTTTCGTATTATTGAACATGTCTTTCCAGACTATCCTTAATACTTTCCATCCTTGTATTTCAAGGAAACTATCCTTTCTTTCATCTCGGAGTTTGTATTCTTCAAACCTTTGATGTTGATCACCATCAATTTCAATTGCTAATTTTTTATCAACCCAAGCAAAATCAATTGAGTATATTCCAACAGGATATTCATTAATATAATTTTTATCATTAAACTCATTTTCAATTACTTTCATAAAAAATTTTTCAGGATAAGAAGGTTCGTTATTCCACCTCGATTTACCTATATTCCATGCTGGTTTCGACACAACTCTTTTTATTTTGTTTGGGTTGTTATCACATCCCCTTTGATGCTGCCCTTTTCCGCAAGCTGTTGTAAACACTCTTACACAAAATTCGCATTTATGCACCAACATTATTACCTCTTTAAAACATTTTCAGGACGCCACTCGAATCTAACGAGCTACTAGGTAACCAGCCTAGCTTATCCAATACATTATGTTCCATTGCGGTTACAACGGTAAATATATTTTCTCGAAATAGTCATTTAAACTACTCCTTTGACGTCCTGAAAATATTCTCCTTTCCTTAATTTATGTATCTATTATATCAAACCTATTTGCTAATGTCAACAATTATTTCATTTATCTTTTAATCTTTTTAAAACTGGGATCAAGATATCTTTATATTTTTCACAAAAATCAATAGGATCCATTTAATTTATTCCTTTCCTTAATTTATGTATCTATTATATCAATGTTGGAAGAGAATGTCAACAACTTTTTTCAATATTTTTAATTTTGTTTACAGTGATTGAATTTTCAATCAGAGCTTCATATGCATCATTAAGATCATCAAAAAATAATACATTATAAAAATCACAAGTAACTTCCACATTCGTGTATCTATAAAATTCTTTAGGACAATACACTACAATGTTATCGGATTTATGTAATCCTAATTCCAATAATGATATCGGTGAAAGACTATCAGGTGCAAAACAGAGGAATATAATATCGCACATTTCCAATCTATTTAGTTCCCATTCAATCTGTCTAACTAATTCATCACCAGCACAATCTTTATCCCAATAATCTCTACGAGGATTATAGACTTCGTAGTCAACTCCAATTAAATCTGAAGTTTTATTTAATCTTTTAATTAAAGTTTTTTGCCATTCTTCAGCGGTCCCATTATCAATTGAACCGGCAAGGAATATGCTAACAGCTAAATTCTTTTCATTTTCTGTTACTGGTGTATGTACTGTAATCATAATATAGTTTCCTTAATTTATTTGAAAATATAACTTAAAGACGTGGAATCGAACCACTGAGTCACCAAGACGATTGAGGAATCGAACCCCGTATTTTACATCCCTGCCGGCTAGTTGAGATGGCTTCCAGCTCTTTAAATTATATTATGGTCGGAATCCTCTATGCACGAGGTAGAAATGATCAGTTCCTATTGAATAAACGATTCCTCTATTAAATGTGGAGGTGCACAATGTTTATTCAAATTCCGACATAATATAACTTTGGTGGAGATATGCGGGATCGAACCGCAAACTCTGGAATGCAAATCCAGTGTATTCCCAATTATACTATATCCCCAAATTCTGTTTGGATGCTTCAGTTTTTAACGTGGGGTGCTACTACCGCCACTTCATAAATTTAATCTTTTCTTCTATCAAACTTTTTTGATTTAAATGATTACAATATTTAGCATGTGTGCAATCAGCTAATAAATTATAATCATACTTATCGCAAATACCAGTATGTTTACCTTTGAAACTTTTTATTCTCACAAATAACTGACATTGTCCACAAGTTTTTGAACTCATTACGTTTAGCCTTATATTGCGTATTCCTAAATGACTTCCAAGAACGTTGTGGTTTACTGCTATATGGATAATCCCACCATATACCTTCTTTTAAAACGTTATAATGAGTTTTTGGCCTTACACGTTTAACACCAAATTCTATATACTCTCTATTAGATTCTTTTACTTGTTTTAAAAGTCTAACCCAATTTTTATTACTTCTTCTTTTTCTATGCATTTTGATATCCCCATGTAATTACATGATCGGATATCTAATTCAAAATAAAACATATTAAATCCTTAAAATGGCGTCCCCATCCGGTTTCGAACCGGAGTTTCCGCCTTGAAAGGGCGGCGTCCTAAGCCAATCTAGACGATAGGGACAAAAAATTGGAACGGGTAACCAGATTCGAACTGGTACCTAAAGGGTGGAAACCTTGTATGCTACCGTTAAACACCATACCCGCATTAATTTTGGTGGGTCCGGGAGGTAACGATCCTCCTTCAGTAGATTAAAAGTCTACTGCATCACCATTAATGCTTCGAACCCGTATTTCCTCTTCCTGTGTCTTTCTTAACAAAATCAAAATGTTTTACCATTTTGTTGTAAAGAGAAACATAAGAATACTTATAATCATTTGCTATATTTTGTAAAGCTTCACCATTTACATATCTTTCATATAAAGGTTTCAATTCTTTTATTTCATCAATTTCTTTCTGTATTTTCTTTTTTCTATTATTGTCTTTTTTCTTTTCAGAAAAAGACATGCCAAAATTAATTTTTCTGCCTTCAATCCAATTTTCTGGTAAAATAGCATTTTTCTTTATTTTTTTAGATTGTTCTAAAATAGTATTGTGTATCCATCTTGTACCAAATTGAGAGTTTCCTTCTCCTGTTTGATCTTGACTCATTGCTATTGAGTGTCTTTTACGAACCCAACCATATATTTTGTTATTAGTTCTTTTTACTGTCATCATAAGAACGGCTTTTGCTATTCCCATATTGTCTGGATACATTTTACATAACAGCTGATGAGCAACATAATGTTCTTCAGGAGTTAATCTAACCAGATTTTCTTTATTATCACCACCTCCCATACATCTAGGAACAATATGGTGATTTTCAGTATAACTATCTAATAATCTGTTTTGACCTCTTTCAATTAAAAGATCGTAATGCTTTTTATAATTCATTTAGTTTTAACTTTTTTATTTAGTATATACTATATATAAATTATTAAAGCCCACGATAAACTTGGTCGGAATAGAGAATTTCGAAATCTCAGCCTCACCGCCCCAAACGGTGCGCTCTGCCTTTGAGCTATATTCCGTAACTTTTGGTGGCCCTGTCTGGGCTCGAACCAGAAACAAGCGATTATGAGTCGCACGTGTTAACCAATTACACCACAGGGCCATCATTATTTTGGTACCGATTGCTGGGCTCGAACCAGCGACCTTTCGATTATCGATCAAATGCTCTTCCAACTGAGCTAAACCGGTACATTTAAAACTCTCAGGGGAACTACATTTCCCCTTTCCTTGCTCGTCTATGTGTAGTAACGAAACAAGAGTACTCTGGCGGATGCGACGGGAACCGAACCCGCTTCCTTCTCATAGACAGTGAGACATGCAACCATTTACACCTCGCATCCAAATTTTTATTTAACTTCTTTCTTTTTGTAATACTTAATTATTCTATTAAATTCTTCAACTGAATTAAATTCTTTCATATCTGTTAAGATAAAGCACGTTGTAAACAATATTCATCAATATAAGAAACAATTGAACCACATGAGTCTTCTTCATTAAAATACATTCTTAACGTTAGTTCAGCCAAATGATATTTAATTACTTTCCTCAATTTATGTATCTATTATATCAAGGTTGGATTAGAATGTCAATAGTTATTTTAAATTATTTACTCGCTGCATCTAAATATCTCTGAATGCCTAATTGAGTAAGATGGTACTTGTAGTTTTCTTTTGAATAACTCAAAACACCATTATCAGATAATCCTCTGAAACAAACTGAATAATAACCTCTTAAACGTTGTTTAGAACCTTCAAGACCCAAACCTTCAGTAAGACATTCATATTTTGTTGCACCATTTTTTACAGCAATAGTATTCAAAATTTTAAAGATTTGCGAATTTTTGTTGATTCTTGTTGCGTTTGCGTTATACATAATTTAATTCCTTATTTCAATTTATAGATCTATTATATCATCTAGTCATTAGAATGTCAATAGGAATATGAAACTTTTTTCATCAAATACTAAAAAAGGTTTAACCTTTCGATTAAACCTTTTATGAGAATGCTTTTATTTTACATTTTATTCATGAAAGGTTCAACCAATTTTTCTTCGGCGAATTTAATCTAATATCACTACGTATCCCAGAGCATGCCGGCATGCTGAAGGCCGTGCCTTCAGCTTGCATGTTGAGTGTATGTGGATATCGTAAATTCATTTTTTGTTTCCTTTATTGTTATAGTTTTATTTATAATGAGAATTTGCAAAACTCGAAATTAATTTCATTTATTTTCAGTTTTTACCATTGCTTGATAAAATTCTAAATCTCTTCGATGTACGCTTGCTAATATAGCAGATACACCACCAACTAATTCGTAACCCTGTTCTAGTTTTTCGTTAACTCTTTTTTCAAGATCACCATAGTGATCGCAATTCACAATAATATATTTCATAATATAAATCTCATTTTAAAGTAAAATAAATATAATTCGAAGCCATGGAATCAAACCAATTTAGTCTCACCAAGACAACTTATAGGAATCGAACCTCTAGTTTTACATCCTAACCACCATTAAGGGCTAAGATGGTATCAGCTCTTCAAATTATATTATGGTCGGAACCCTCTGTACGCGAGGTAGAAACGATCAGTTTCTATTTAATGAACGTTTCCTTAATTAAATTTGAAGGTGCACAGTGTTCATTAAAATTCTAAAATTCCGACATAATACAACTTTCGTTATATCAATGACTCAAAAGCATTTTCTTGAGCAACTTCAGGATAATTATCATTTAAATAATCCAGCTCTGTTTCAGTCAATGGAGTTCCATTTGCATGCTCTGCGTAATCAACAAAAGCATCTACAAAATCAGGATAATCCTTTGGATTTACTCCGTCTAATCCAATATTTTTCAATTCATTTATATTCATAATTTATTCCTTAATTCATTTTATGAGACTATTATAATACAAAATGAATTAACTGTCAACACTTATTTTCATTTATTTTTCAATCTTTTTAAAATAGGTATCAAAACTTCTTTGTACTTTTCAGTAAAATCGTCAGGAGACATTTGGTTTCCTTTATTAATTTAAGTGACTATTATATCACAGTGGAATCCAAATGTCAACCTTTATTTTCCTTTTATTTTATCTTAATAAACCTAATAGCATTTGTGGCATTGAGTTTGTTATAGAAAGCATCTGCGTTTGGATCTGCATTTTAATTTGCAGTTCCGCAAGCTCTGCTGATAACTTCGGAATATCAGCATCTTCTATTCTAGATACAGCAGATTCGATATTGATTGAAGTATTTTCAGCTAGTTTCTGTAGTGACTCTAAACCTGACTGTTGTGAGCCAATGGTTGATTGTGAAACAGCAACCGTACCTACTGCTAAATCAAGTGCTGTCATTGCCGCTTCCGCACCAGCTACAGTATTAAGATTTAATGTTGCCGCATCAGCGCCAAGTGTAGCACCATCTGACGCTGACGCAGTTAGTGTAAACTTATTGCCAGAGTTTATGCCAGACTGTATCTCGACATCGGCAGCCGCCGCTCCTGTTAAGTTTTGTCCAAACAGTGTTGCTTCGTCTGCTACGTTATCAAGCTGTGCTTGTAACTCAACAAATTGTGCTTGAACTGCGCTACGCTGATCTGCTGTTAGTAAGCCAGATGCCGCTTGTGTAGCTAGTCCTTTAAGTTCTGTAAGGATACCCTGTTGGCTGCTCAATGCTGTAGACGCAACGTTTAACAGTGATAAGCCACCGTCTATGTTTTTTGTCACTACATCGTAAGACATCTTTTGGGTTTTCATTGTAGATACAATGCCTACACCGGCAGGATCATCTTTAGCAGATAAGATTCTTTTACCAGATGATAACATCTGAGTAACGTCGTCTAAACGGTTTTGTGTTTGGTTAAAGTTATTTGCTCCGAAAAGCGATGGGATGTTTGTGTTTAGTGATAACATTGTGTTTCTCCGTTGATTTATTTAACTCTTATTACAGAGTGAAGCTTAGGAGAGTTAGCCTCTAACAGTTTTATTTATACAACTACTTCTTTTAAGACTCGTATGAATCCAATTTCATCGTCAATATTTCTGAGTTCGTTTGTGTTCATAAGACAATAAGTTAAACTTTCGTTAACCTTAATCAAACCAGTAACCAGAACTTTTTCTTCAGACGTATCATATACCATTATGATATATTCGATTAATTCTTTTGCCGCAAGTGCAGACTGCAACCTATCACCTTTCTTAATAGACGTATTCTTATACGTTAACATGTGTGATAGGATAGACTCAACTAAACGTGTTGGACTATTCGTAGTCTGGCTATATGGTTTTGTTCTCATCATCATCTCTTAATTCAATTTATTTGCAAAATCTTTCCATACACTATATGGAATTGAATCATTAGGGAAAGACTTTTCGATAAACTTGTATATGTCTCTCGTATCCCAACCAGTAGTGTTAACTGTTTTGCCCTTGTGTCTTGCTGAAAACGTTTTCTCGCCTCTATTTTACAACACAGAAAAAGAATTATTGTTATCAATGATGTTGCCTAGAGCAACATCATGTTTGTTTGACAATACAGCCCAATTAGTAGATGCTTCTTTTTTCTTCAGAAACTCTTTTAAAGTTTTCATGTTATTTGCCAAATAATACTTTAGTTTCTAATTTGCCACCAAGTTCTCGTTGATACATATATGGGACAAGTTCAGGGAATTTCTTAACGTGGCTATCACTAGCAGGAACATCAAATAATTCCTTTTTAAGTTTCTTAGCTGCTTCTTCTTTTGTCCAAGCATTCTTAACTAAGAAATCAATACCAAGAGTCTTTGCAGAAAAACCTAAAGCAGACTTGGACATTTCAAAATATGCTCTGCTAAAGTCTTCTTTTTTGATCATCATAAGACCTTGTTTACCTTCAGGCGTACCGTTAGTAAAAGATGCAACACCTTTACGACCATCTTTATCTTTGTACATAGAACCTGCTACTATTTCGCCATTACGACGTACGAGTTTCCACATTGGGATGTTTTTAACCATATCTTCTTTTGATCTAAACCCGCTTCCTTTTATCCCACCGATAGACTCGTATGATTTTTGTAGCATATCCCATACTACATCTGCGTATTGTTCTTTATCATTTGGTTTAAAAAGGTTCACAAACCTTTCGGTCATATATTCTTTAAAGTTTTGCAATTTCGTCGGCTCCGTAAGCAAATGTTTTCCCGTTTACACTAACATAGTATATAAATGCATCACCAAACATTATTCTATTAAACGCAGTTTCTTTTGTTATTTTTTCTACTGTACCTGTTTTACCATTATGAGTATCAATGGCTGATCTGACAACTACCTTGTCACCTATATTAAATTGCTGTTTTGTAGACTTAGCTTCATTTAAGATTTGTTTAAAAGATTTCATGTTTTCCTATTTAACCAATTATTATGTAGTTTCTGCAAGTATTTATAAAATCGCGTAATTTATCCTGGAACTCAATCCGGTGGTGACCACCTGGGACTTCGAGAATACTTGTAGTACCTTCAAAGTAGTTAACTATTTCAACAGCATCAAGTCTTTCGTCACCCATTTCAACATAAAGGAATCGGTGTCCTCTATTTACTGCATCTTCTTCAGTGTTTGGTGGATAGTAGTAATTTTCGACAATGGTCGGTGCAATTGCTGGATTAACCAATACAGTTGGAATGTTATATTTGTTACCCATCCGTAATGCCCAGTACCCACCTAGGCTATGACCAACGAGCATTTCAAAATCACCTTCTTCGATAATTTTGCTATAGAATGTTTCAACTTCTTTGCAACTGTGAATATCATAGTCAATAGTGTGACATACCATTTCTGGCAATAAGCTTGCCTTAGGGGTTTGAGCACTACTACCATGACCGTGTAAATATAAAATCATAGTAACTCCTTAATTTAGATATCCATTATAACAAAATATAAGAGATATGTCAATAGTTTATTTGAGATGATCTGAGAGAATATTTTCATATTCCTCTTTAATCAATTAATTTTTTGCCAAGATGCTCTTCAGTGACCATAATCGTATCACATAATAACATATATGCTTCTAAACGAGTGTCACCATACTCAATGACGTCAGGCAAGTATTTGCTTGTTGCTTCAAACCATTCATTGCCATTAACAACTTTTATGCTATACTTAATGATCATGTGATTATATTTTGAAATATTCATTACTTAGATTCTTCAATGATATCATGATACCAAATCATAGAATACACGAAGCAAAGTATATTTACGATTATTACAGCAACTAACCAAAGTAAAAAACTCTCAGGATCATAAGCTTTATCAACTGTCATAAAAGCAAACGCTGATAATATCGCAGTAGTGAGTACATATCCAAAAAGCAAAAACGGTATTAAAAGATTTTTCATTTTTTAAATTCCTTCATATTATATAACAGTTTTCCACCATAAAACTTTTCAGTTACTTTAATTGAATTGCAAATCGCCTTCATAACCATGTCTTCAGAGTTTCCGTATTCTATTACGCCAGGCATAAACTTTGTTTTTGCAGAATAGCCATTCGCGATCTTAGTTATAACTACTTCATATGATAGTCGCACCATCGCGTAAAACACGGCAGATTTTTCTGAAAATTTTTCATTAGGCATGATCAAGCTCTCTTATTTTATTGTATACTGCATTACGAATCATAGAAATTTCCATATCAGAAATTTCTTCAAATGGGGCTTTAGTCAAGTCTCTGATGACTGCTCGTACACAAGCTGAAACATCAGATGAACCACATTCAGCATCTTTATCTCCGAAGAACCAATCAACCTGATCTTCAACAGCATACACGATAGTGTTTAATTCAATCACGCCAAAAATATTATTCATAATTTAATTCCTTATGGTCTGTATTTTAATAAATCTATAGCGGTTTTGACTAGATCAGAATATTCTTTAGATTGAATTACGAATTCTGCAATTGCTAATTTGAGTTTTATTTCATATTCATCTCCAAGATAGAATCTTAGCAACTTATATGCTTCAGAATATTCTACATTCTTTTCTGTAATAGCAATAATAAACATTGTTATCGTTTCTACGTTTTTACAATCAATCATTATTAGTTTCCTTTGGTTGTATTATTATCGGACATAAGTCTATTATACACAGTTCTTATCTAACTGTCAATAGTTATTTTGCATAATACACAAATAAATATTCTGCACTAAAAACTATTGATAAAATGATACATATGATAAGACAAAGCCATAATATTAAATGTAATAAATTTTTTAATCCATCAAGAATTCTTAGTGGTATGGTTTCACTTTCTCCTAGCGCATGCAAACAAAATATAAAAAATAAGATTATTACAGACCAACTAAATATTAATGCCATTCGTCTTATCCTTGGTTATTTTCTTTTTGAATAAAATAGACGGCATCTCTTTCCAAATTTGCTATCACACGTTTAGCATCTTCAATTTCATTTAATCTAGCTTCATAATAATATTGTCGTGTATATGGGTGATATTTTTCGAGTTGCCAACCACCGTATGGAGTTGGCGCAACACGATATTTTGGTTTACTCTTAAATAGACTCTTTATAAAATTTATCATTTGTATTCCTTATTTAATTCTAAAGTTCTTACCGAGATCTTGTAAATCGGTGTTTACGAAATGCACAACAGCAGCCCACTTTTCATCAGATTGCATTGCCGTGGCGACAGGATAGCGCAACTCGTCGCATACCGTTTGAATTAGTGCATCAATTAGTTTCTGTTGGGATTTCTTAGTCACATTTGTATTCCTTATTTCAATTTATAGATCTATTATAATCTAATCATAAGGAAATGTATATAGCTTATTTAGAATAAAAAGGAATAAAGAGGGAGTTTGATATAACAAAAAAAGCCGCTAACGGATAAGCTAGCGGCGAGTGGGGAGGGTTTAATCGAGGATGTTTATGATCGTTTGGGTAATATTTTTAAAGTCTTCTACTGTCTTTCCACGTGTAGTTTCAGCTGCAGTACCTATTCTTATTCCAGAAGTTTCGACAAAACTACGTGTATCATTTGGAATACTATTCTTATTTACGGTGATTCCGTTTTCTTCCAATAAGTCCGCTGCTTGTCTTCCACTATATTTGTGGTCAGATAAATTTAATAGAACAAGGTGACTATCAGTTCCATCAGTTTGAACTTTATATCCATTTTCTATAAATGATTTAGACATTGCCTTTGCATTATCGACTACAGATTGAGCGTATTCTTTAAAAGAAGGTTCAAGAGCTTCAATAAAGCATTGCGCCTTTGCAGCAACAATATGCATCAATGGTCCACCTTGAGTCCCTGGGAATATTGCAGAATTGATTCTTTTAGTGAATGCGTCTTCATTCCATAATATGATACCTCCACGAGGTCCTCTAAGGGTCTTATGTGTTGTTGATGTAACAACATCCGCATACGGTAATGGATTGTCGTATACACCGCCTGCTATAAGCCCAGCATAATGAGCCATATCAACCAATAATAATGCACCAACTGAGTTGGCAATATCTCTAAACTTTTTCCAATCAATTTGTCTCGGATAAGCAGACCCACCAGCTATAATCATTTTGGGTTCATATTCAGTTGCAAGATATTGTATGCGATCGTAATCCAATAAACCATTTTCATCAACGCCATAAGAAAATGCGTTAAACCAATCACCTGAAATATTCACACTAGATCCGTGACTCAAATGACCACCTGCAGCAAGATCCATACCAAGTATAACGTCACTTGGTTTTAGGAATGCTTTAAACACCGCAAGGTTTGCATTTGCTCCACTATGCGGTTGAACATTTGCATACTTGCATTTAAATAACCTAGTTACAGAGTCTATTGCTAATTGTTCAATTTCGTCAGCATGTTCGCATCCATTATAATATCGTTTTCCAGGATATCCTTCGGCATATTTGTTTGTAAATTCAGAACCTGCTAATACCATAACAGATTCACTTGCAAAGTTTTCACTTGCAATTAATTCTAATGTGTTATCTTGTCTTTCGCATTCTTTCATTAGAATATTTGCTATTCTCAAATCCAATTTGTTCTCCTTCATTTTATCAATTTTTTTAGCCTAGAGATGAGGCCAGTTTTAATAGCTTTTTCAGACCAAAAACTTGGCTCATCGATAAGTGCTACAACTATGTCTCGGTATGTATTTATCGTTTTTTTCAGATCTTCGTTTTCGAGCCACAATTCTGACTTTTCCCTTTTCAATTGAGCCATCTGCTTTTGTAGAAGGGCTGCCGAATCTTCGTTAACTTTTCTTTTTACCATATTCAAACTCCAATCCGTATAACTCCAGTACAGATTCAACGGCTTCAATTTTTTCTTCAATACATTGAATGTCCTTTATAGGATCGTCGTCATAATAAGGAATACCTTTACCTTCAGCTCTACGAGTAACTGATTCTCTTAAGTAAGACAGTGTATCACGTAAGCTTTGACCTACAATATCATTCATCGTACATTCGTTTAGTTCAACTTTCATTTTTCACTTCCTCTTTATGGGGCCTACTAAAATATAATCGTACTGCAGTTTTACGAACAAGAGCGAAAATAGTAAAAAGTATTGTTAGCAGTATACTCGTAACAAGCGCAGTTAATTCAAAATGAAAGGCTATAGAGATGAAGAAGAAATTTAACGGAGCGTTAATCACAAGACCAATACTCGTATCTACAACTGCTTCTTTAAAAGCCTTTCTTTTACTCACTTTACGCTCCTATGATTCCGCCATTGTTTGGAACCATTATCTGTCCAGTGAATTCGCGATAAGCATCTGCGACTTCAGGCATTGTCGGCGTAACGAAAATAAAATTTGAGAATTCTGCCTTTTGCGGTTTCTCTGCTCCTGTCATTGCAATACCATTCGCAAACCCCATCCCACCTTGTTCGTTCATTACGACCATTCTTGGATCTTTAAGAGTGACACCTGTCTCGCTATTTGAAACTAACACGCCTACATACTCGCCAGTTGGTGTCATTACCGTTACTATCTTATTCATATATTTCTTCTCCTATTTTTTTAAATTTACGTCGAGATTTGCTAAATTTTTTCATTGGTGTCTTAAATAAATTCTTTTCCTTTCCTATTGGTTGATGCGCTATTAACCAACCAGTCTTTTTCTCGACCCAATATATACCATTACATTTATTCATCCATGGGCAATTCTCCCAATTAGTGACTTCTTGTAATATTTCAACAGTTTTAATATTATTCTCCGTTAACACTATAACTAATTAATGAATCTACTCTAAATGAACGCCATCCGTCATTTTCTAAATCGAAACATTTTACTATATCGAGATTTTCGGTGTTTGTTGATTTACTATCTTTTGGCTGATGAACTATTGGGATTAGTTCGTTTGAACGAGTAGCTAACATTTTACGAATTGAACCATCTGCTTTTGTAAATTGTAGTTCAACTTCACCTTTAGATAGATGTTCAATTATAGATTCTCTTAATACGCTTTGCATATCAGACATGTTGTCTCTCCTTTATTTCATTAAAAATTTGTTTTAAATTTTGGGTATCGCACGCGATTGTGTTTGCACAATCCATAGCTTCGATACAGTTTTCTTGCTCAACACTCCTAAAATAGTCATAAAGATATTCTCGTGTCTTATTAAATATCGTCTTTTTATCATCTTTAGGGTTCAAGTCATATTGATTAATTAAGTTATCAACGACTATGTATGGGTCAATCTGTATCATAAGTTTCCTAATTAGTAAGCTTGCAACCAATCTTCATTATTGAATTTGATCATTTCAATGATAGTTTTTTTACCATTTTCATATGCAACATCAACCATTGCCTTTAGAACAATATCATCATTTTCGCGGATAGTTGCTGTGACATGAACAACTTTATTTACTTTAGCAAATTTCTTTGCCCAACGAACACCGCGGCAAGCATGTTTGATGACTTCTATATTTTGCAGATCTTTTTTCATTTCACGAATATTCATAATTTAATTCCTTATCTCAATTTATGTAGCTATTATATCATGTTAAGAAGAATATGTCAATAGGTAAATGAAAAAGTTTGAAAAAGGGGAGAATTTCTCCCCAGTTAGATTATGCAGCTTCGGCAAATTTGATTGCAGTATCAAGAGCATCTAATTTGCGTTTTGCATTGTAACCGAACCAAGCAGATTCAGCTCGAGCATCATCAGTACGACCCAACTCGTGGTCAGTCATAAAGGTGACTGCGTTGTATGCTTGCCACCATGAACCGCGTTGGAATTCAGCACCTGGTTGAGTTTCAACGATATCCATTGCACGTTGAGCAGTGCGAGATAATACATCTTTGTCTTTAGCAGTTACACCAAATACTTTACCAAGGAACGCTTTAAAATCATTAGGATTAACAGTTTTGCTACCTAGGAATTCAGCACGTTCTTTAAAAGCTTGTACTGTTTGTTGTGAAAGGCCAAGTAGTTGTTTAACTTTGCTTGGATCAAATTCGCTACGGTGAGACATACGAACAGCAGGTTGATTCTTTTCAGCTAACGCAATTGATAGTGTGTTGTTACAGACAACACGAGTCATAATGAATTTAACATCAATTGACTTGCCATAACGATGCGGATTTGAAAACATTAAATAACCTTTCACTTCGTCACCGCCAAATAATGAGAAACCGTCTTTTATATCAGCAGCAGCCCAGATCATTTCACCGTCTTTAATCGAACCAGCTGTATCCATGACCATATCTCCTGCGGAAACGAATTCATTAAAGAATTCAAATGCTTCTTCGTTTTGAACAGGATTCCAATCTTTACCAACGTTGGTTAGGATTCTACCATCAGTTTCTCGGACTAAGGATTGTTGACCAGTTTTGATAATTTCACCATTTAAATTGATGAAGTTATCGTGTTTTTCTACACGCCAATCAAGACCTGCCGCAACCATCATTTCACGTGGTGTCATATCGTCAGAGACTGGAGTGCCAAGGCCGTGCCAAGGTAGACCTGCAGATTCGCGATAAGCCATTTGGGCTTGACCTTTAACCATTTCTAATTCATGAGACATAATATATTTCCTTTAGTTTGTATTAATTTGATTGAGTAGCTATTATAATCTAATAAGAAGATGATGTCAATAGTTATTTTAAAATATTTTTTACTCATCACCAAATTCCAATTCTTCGGTTTTTAATTCATAAGAACCGAGATACACATGATTAACCGTTATTTTTCTTAATGGTAGATTATTTGTTAGCCACCTCGCACAATCACGAGTATGAAAATATTCTTCAGTACCATTGAAATTTCTTTGCGTACGGACTTCCCCTTTATATTTTTCAATACTCTTGACGAGATCAAACGGTTCAAGTATTTTATACATTGCAGTCTGGTCAAAATCTGACCATTCACCAAATGAGAATTCTATTCTATCACCCGGTGAATAGTATCTTTTAATTGCTGCCATCGTTAATACTCCAAACTTTAATCACTTCATCAGCTTGACTTGCTCTTGCCCATTGCTCACAATAAAACTCAGCAAGTCTATGATCTTTATATGTAATAAACGTGTATTCATAATCGAGCATTTTTTTAAAATAAATATATCCAAAACTATTTTTATGCATATAAAATTTTTCCCAGACCCATTCATTTTGGCGAAACCATCTCTTTTTGAGCACGTGTCTTTCAGCGTGATAGAATGTACCACTTACTGCTTCGTATTTTACGATTCGGCAGATTTCATTATTCATTTTTGGATTTCACTTCTTCTAGCCAATATGTAAAATGAAAACCAAGCGCAAATGAATGTAATACAACCCAATGCGTAGTTTCGCCCAGATCGCCTATATAAGATAATCGAAAAAGTGCCAAAATATTAAATATAATCATCATGAAATTAAATAGCATTATTTTTCCTTTGTAAAGCTGAAAATTAAACCTTATTTAAAAGGTTAGGAGAAACGGTCCAACGAGTATGACCTGCGCGAAGAACAATATTAACTTTATTGATTTTTTCAATTTTGCCTTCAACATAACCACGCTTTCCGTTAAACGAAACCTTATCACCAACTGAGAATTGAGATTTAGCTGCCATGCGAGTTGCACGAGCCTGTGTATTGATTGCATCAACGACGATGCAATTTAAAGCATGTAACTCTTCTTTATTCATTTTAGCAATGGCGTTTAAAACAGTTTTTGAGATTTTCATAATATAGTTTCCTATCAAGTTTAATTAAAAGTTTTTATCAATTTATGTATCTATTATAATCTAGTCAGAAGATAATGTCAATAGTTATTTTGCAATTTTTCATATTTCTTTACGATTTCAATTACCATTTCTAATACCCAAGCATTTTCTTTAGCGAATTCAATTAAGTTTTCAGCAGTAACATATTCTTCATGAGCATTGAATGGAATCTTAGATTCATCGCGCAAAACATCTTCTAAGAAATCGGTGTCTTTAACAATTTCTCTCATTAACTGTATATTCATTTTAATTCCTCATTTTAAACAAATGTTATTTTTGTAAAACCAAACCCGGCGACAATATGGGATTCTTTTGTTTCTTTGTTCACAATGATATCGCCAACACTTACTGAATGCATCTTGTTAAGTCTTTTTATTTTTTCTTCTGGCCCCATATTCCCAATATGGAAAACATCATCTAAAGAATTGGCATCAATTTCACAAACTTTTTTATAAAAGCATGCCTCGTCAACAGTAAGACCATCTTCTGCGAAATCGCGAAATGATGAATCTAATTTGTATTTCCATATTGGATATTTGTTACATGTAGCCTCATGGCCAATGGCATTAACTTCGTCATATACCCAACTTGGTATATCTAACTGATGAACTTCGTATTTCATATTTGTATTCCTTATTTCAATTTATAGATATATTATAATCTATTCATAATGAAATGTCAACAATTATTTTAAGTTTTGTGAAATGAATTTTATTCCGTTTTCAACAGCATCCGTAGGTGACGTGCCATTTAAAGAAAGATATACTTCGTGGTCACTTTCAAAACAATGAACAGAAACCTCGGCATTGATATTGTCTATTGTATTTACGGAGATACAGAAGTCGTCAGTAAGAAAACGAAAGCAGCCACAATATTCAAACTCATCATCTACAATTCCATCATTTAAGACAACAGAGCGAGCGAGGATGGATTTGGCAATATCAGTGCTATTCATAATTTATTTCCTTTTTTAATTTATGATACAATTATAATCTATTCATAAGGAAATGTATATAGTAATGTTCCCTTCAGTTAGAATCAAAAAAAGTATGGTATAACTAAAAGGAATATAGGGATTAGTGAACGGTGTTGTTGTGTGGTTTAAGATTCATTAGCATGTCATATGTATAAGATTCGTAACCGCTTTTGATTACTTCAACTAATGTTGCGTATTCTTCTGATGCATCAATTGGCGCAGGTTCTGCTCTATGCATATTTTCATCGAACATATAATTTTCAATATATTCGTTTACTTCAGTAATGGAATTAAAAGTTGGGACATGGGCTGTCATAAATGGATTCGTACAAGCATAAAACATGTATATTCTGTATTTACCTTTATCAACATAGAGTTCATTTGCCAATTCGTTTTCATTTTTAGATAAAGGAACAGAGTAACTACCTAAGAACACTCCACGATGTTTATCAACTATAATATATTTCATAATTCACCTTATTCTTTAAGTTCTTTAAATTTCTTTCTTACAGCCAGAAAGTGTGGAAAATAATCGTAAATATCAAAGATGAATTCCTGCGGTTCTTCATTCTCAACTGCTATTAATATTGCTCCTTGCTTAATCGCAACACCTGTCATTTCAAAAAAGGCTGCAGCGTAAAACGTAACTTGAATGAAATAATTTAGAATATCTTCTACTGTCTTTGGGCGACGAGCAGTCTTAAAATCAATGACACTTAGTACACCTCTGTATTCTCCGATACAGTCGACTTGGCCAGCTGTTCTTAATTTATCACTGTATAAGAATTCTTCTTGGAACCATATATTGTTTACTTTTTCGTCAAGGATTTTTCGTAAAGGTTTAAACATATGCAGATTTGCTGGCTGCGCTTTACCTTTCCAATCTTCAACATTGTCTAAATAATCTTCTGCTAATTTGTGTACCGCTGTTCCGCGTCTTGCTGATTGTGCTGTAATACGAGCAGCTTCTGCTTTACCAACACGAGCTTGCCATTCAAACAACCACTTCTTGTCGTCAGTTACACCAAGCACAGTTGTGATGGAAGGATACGCATTACCAGTTGGTGTTGAATACATTCTCCCTTTTGGAGTATTTTCTCTTGTTAGTTTTGGTAAGACGATACCGTGGGGGTGATGTTTAAAAGTTGGTTTTGGATCTAAATTCATTGGTTCATGTAACCTCATAATATATTTCACTCATTTACTTAGCCACCAATAAAAACGTTCGGCGAACCTGTAATAATTTTGCCAAGATCGGCATCATCACCTAGTCTTGCCGCGGGTATACCACCCATTGTGACCTTTGTAGACGCGGTAGTCACAATACCTGCGTGTGGAACACAGGTAGATCCTGCGTCAATTGAATGTGGTTCTAATGCAGCACCTAGTACTACTGCATCAATATTATTAATTGTCACTAATGATTGCGGTGTTGATATTAGTGGTACTATAATTGAACACAAGTGTCCTGTATAAACTTTATCTTGTAAACGAACTGCAGCTTTCACGTGTTTTCCTTATATGTCTGCTAAGATATCTTCGAAAATACCAAAACCTTCATCTGGTGACCAAAAATAATCTTGCGTATACGATATAACATTGTTAGTGTTATTTATTATAAACTCATATGTACCTACCTCAACTGCATTTGAATTTGCGGTTTCGTCAGGAGGAGTTTCCCAAGCAATCATCAAGTTATTATCTATATTATAATCTAAAACTTCAGTAATGTTAACTGTTTCTTGTGTTTGAGTTTCGGGATCTGTAAATGCAAATCCTTCTTCAAATAGAGAAGTATTTGCAACCTTTGAAATCTTAATCGTACTTGGACTAACACCTTCGATAGTGACATAACTTGGGGCAGACTGAACAAACACGTCGCTCGCTGGAGAATCGACAAGTCCAATATTAGTAAAGAACGTAACGAAAAACTCAAAATCTTTGTTGCCGAATATATGAGGGAATGTATTCGCCAGATCCGGTTGGATATCTGGCGAAGTGAAGTTTACAGTGTTGCCTATTTCATAACGAATAGTACTCATAGTTAGGCAGCCATCGACTCATATTTTTCTTTTTCAATTATGTATTCTTTAACCAAACCAGATCTTACAATATCGTCGCGGTTAAATTCTACAAACTCAAAAGAATTCATATTTTCTAATATATTTAAAAACATTGGCAATCCAGAAACATCGGCTCTATTACGAGATGACTTTAAATCATCTTGTTTCGTATCACCACAGAATATAATTTTTGTATTCTTTCCTGCTCGAGTTATAACGGTATCCAATTCATGGAATGTTAATGATTGACATTCATCTGATATTATGATTGCATTATCTAAAGTGATCCCCCTAATGAATGATGTTGTTGTGAATACTATTTGTCCTTTCTTTAACAATATTTCCCATGCGTCTCCACGCTGGAATAGTTCGTTGACGATTGCCGAATAAGGTGTACTAAACTCAGCCTCCTTTTGTTGTTTGGTTCCAGGTGTGAAACCCATATCTCTTGTTTGTACTGCGGAACGAACAATAACAATACGTTTATATTCAGTATTAGCTAATACGTCACTTAATCCCAAATACATTGCACACATTGTTTTTCCTGTACCTGCTGAACCCACTGCTACAATATTGCGATCTTCATAATACGCGTCAAACATATCCTCTTGATGTTCAGTTAATGGCTGAATTTCTGCCATAGCGAATCTCGTGTTTAAATGAGGGTTATGATCTCTTGCTTGTTTGCGTTTATCACGATAGTTAGTGCGGCGTTGTTTTCCCATTAGTACCCCTTATTAGAAGTCGTTGATGTTGTTTATCTTATGGTGAGATTTTATTTTTTTAAGGACATCACGAAATCCAGCATCAGGTCTTGCTTTACCTAAGCCAGCATTCATAGGATCAATTAGTGAAGCAGTTTTTCTATGAATTTGTTCAATTTCTGGATTTTCTTCGAGGTAGGTTTCGCGCTCTGACATTTTTAGGAATTTGTCGAATTCTTCGAGCGTTTCTTTGTTTCTGAAACTGTATGTTGGCATATATGTTCCGAAGTTAGTATATCATTGTGTATAATCTTATTTATAATGGAAAGAGATTATCCAGTGATAATCTCATAAATTTCTTTCCAATTATTAACCTTACGAGCGTCGACTGGTTCATCATATAAATTAAACGGATGTTTCATTAATATTGGATCTAAACCAAGATCGTAACCTAATTGAGCATTACTTGACTTATCCTCAACCCAAAAACAGCCAGTATCTTTATACGGCAATAAAGCTTCATCTTTAGGACCACAAGTATCTAAATAAGTGAACCTTTCAAATACGGTGCTACCAAATAAATCAATAAGATTTTTAGTACGCAAGCTTTGTACGTATGGATCATTACTCAACGAAGTAATTGCATGAAATACATATCCATGATCTTGGTGTAATTTCTTAACATATTTAATGGAATCTCGTAAAGGAGTTAATTTTCTTATCCATGCGGATTCATTAAATATTCTAATAAGTTTAAGGCCTTCACCTTCCTTTAATTGATATTGTGTTGTGATATCATAATAGATTTTACCATCTTTCATTTTTGGTTTTCCATACCCATGCCGTTCCATCCATTGGGTAAAAGAATAATACCAATCTAATAATACGCCATCGCAGTCGACCAAAATAACTTTATCTTTCATTATATAATCCCGTATTCAATTTTAAAAAGAATATTATATCACACCCTTGTGATAAAGTCAGTCGTCGAATGCAGAAAACTTTTCAGATTCTTTACGTTTGCGTTTGGTTTTTAATCTTGTTTTCTTTTCCTTTTCGCGAAGACGATCTTCATTATCATCGCCCCATTCATCATCGTCTTTAAACTTTTTGAAACTTTTCATATATTAACCTACTTTCATCTCAAATAAATCAGGGAATACTTTTTCTAAAGTTTTAAGAGATAGCCCTTTAAATGGTTTTTGTGTAATCATTTTACATAACAACTCTGCGTCACCATTATCTACATCTTCTAATAATGATATAAACAAAGCTTCTCTTTTTACTTGGTTAAGTGTGTCATACCCTCCGCCTTTAATAAAAATTCGTAGTCTTCGAGCTTCGTTATATAGCATACCTTCAACACCAATGTATGCGTTTTTCTTCCAAGGCGGTGGAGTGTTTGGTATTAAAAACTCAATATTTTTATCGTAAGTTAATCTCAAGACAGTTTTAAGTGGTATTGATTCGTGCTTTTTCAACCAATCAATTTTCTCTTGAACGTTTTTAATATCCGATAATTTGTTAATTATCTCTGAAATAGAAAGTCTCATTTAAAAATCCTGTAAATCTGTTATTAAGTGTTTAAGTTTTTTCTCTACGAAGAAGTTAAATAGCTTTTCTTTACCTACTTCGCTTTCCTTCGCAAATTCAATAAGAATTTTATCTTTATATTCTTGCGGAATTTCGGACAAATCAATCATGCGTTTATTTCTTAGGTAACGTAGTTTAGTTTCTTCATCCATCTTGTCAACACCTTGCATATACAACTCAAGGCGTTTAGCAGTCATTGGTTTTTGACGATCTCCAACTGCAAGGCAATTGTCGGGAGATAGTATATTAGGAACTCCATCACCCACATCTCCTCTAAGAATATGTTCTTGGAGGAATAGTTCCGGATTTGCGTGTTTCAACCAACGTTTACGAATTGGGTCGTATTGGTCAACGTTTGCGTATTTTAATAATTGTTGATAATCTTTATCCGCAGATAATACAAGATATCTTTCAGAACCAGTATTTAACACTGTTCCAACGTGATGTATTACTACGCCAATGATATCATCAGCTTCTGTGCGGTCAACTTTGACGACCTTGTAGGGAAAGTATTCAGTTAATTCTTTACGAATCATATCCATAATTTCAAATAGTGCTTTCCAATCTAAATCTGATTCGCCTTTTGCTTTACGACGATTTGCTTTATAATAAGGATATACATCTCTACGCCAAACATCTTGACTGTCTACGCATATGACAATTTCACCGTATTCTTTACCAAACTTTTTCTTATTTGAACGTATGGAATTCAAAAACATATGGCGAACGAGATTTTCATCTAAGTCGACATTGTGATGATTTCCAATACTTGCAAATAGAGACGCAATTATTACCTGATTGTAGTCTACTAATATAGCCATGCTTATTTACCATTGTTTATATTTAATTGATTAGCCATTGTATCATATTGAAGTTACAATGTCAACCACTATTTTCATTTATTTTCTATTACGTTTAAAAGCACAGAATTCCAAAGTGAAGTAAATGAACTTATGTTATTTTTCACTAACGAATATCGGTCAGATAGTGTCACACCATTAAAATATTTTTCATTATCTTTCATTACGTTAAGAATTGCATTTGTAACACTGTACGCGTAATTTACATGATCTTGTATGTTTTCAGTATATTCGTACATTACAGACGCCGCAGCGGAAGTCTCAGGTAATGCCCCATAGTTAGGATGAATACAAAGAACTTGGCTCTTTATTGCTTCGATTAATGCAATACAAGATGTTTCTTTCCATATACATGGATATAAAAAAATATGAGCTTCATCTAATGCTTTAAGCACCTTTTCATTACTCACTGTACCAAAGTAATTCATATTTGGATGATCTTTTATTTTACGAAATAATTCCTGATATGGTTCATCTCTTTCAGGCCAACCATAAATATCAAATGAAGAATATACGTCAAGCTCAATATTATCATGTTTTTTACATAATGCATCAAACACGTGATATAACAATTCTAACCCTCTATGTGGAGTTGTATGATATATAAATTTGATTTTATCAGTTTTCTTTTCAACAGGATCGTAGATTTTTTCGATTGCATTATGGACAACAGTACATCTTGAATGTGGTATGCCATATTTTACAATAAACTGATCTCGTTGCCATGCTGATACAAATACGATATGATCAAACTTAGACCAACCTTCATTTTCTAAAATTTTATTTTCAGGATCTTCTGCTAAATCGTGACAATACAAAATATTTGGAACATCATCGTATAATTGCCTTGGCCTAGAAAAATGAACAGCAACTTTACTAAGCAGTTCTGAGTCTGCGTTTCGTATTAAACGATCACGCATCATTTCAGTTCCACCTCTTGCATTCGTTGAAACAGACGTCTCAATTATTTTACCTTTATATACTACACTCATAATTTTTACCTTCTTCTAATAACATGAATAATATGTAATGTACATTACGATGAAAGTTTTTTAATGTACTATTATTATATATTTTAAATGTCTCAACATTCATAGTGGTTTCTAGAAACTCCGTATAATATTTTGGCCTTTTATTTACGTCAAAAACCACAGGAAGAACTTCAGCGTTTACATTACCAACATATCTGCGTCGATCGCATGCAAAATCATACCCTTCTCTTTCGATTTGAACTACCTTTACGTTTTCTTCGCCAACTTTATTTACTACTGCCTCAAGTTCTTCAACATAACCGAGGTCTGATATGCAATAGTTTTTTGTAGGATCTATCTGATTTGCTACTTGTCTTCCGTAATAACCTTTACCGTGAGTCGGTTTAATGTGTTCTTCAGCAACATATATCATTGCTTGACGGCGGGTTTTCCAACCTAAGGATTGTTCTCTTTTATTTTCTTTGATATCCCTAATAGCGTAACCTTTCATAAACCAGTCATAGTTAACATTATAAAATTCACATACGGATTTATATAACGCGTGTTTAAAGGATAGGTGTGTAAATTTATATTTTTCTAAAAGTTCGCACGCATCATCTTTACCAGATCCAGGCGGTCCATTAAACAGTATTATCATACTTCATTTGCCTTTGTATGTTTTGCGACAACGGCCATACAGATTGCTTTATTGTGACTATGATCGTCAGTTCTAAATCTTTCAAGAGATATTCCAGATTTTTCCAATTCGCCCATATCATAATAACCATAACTCCATCCTAAAAAGTCATATGGTTCGTATTCGTATGATATGTATTCTTCTCTCATCAAGTTGATACAAAACAAGGTTGGATTTTTATGTGAGTCGTTGAATATTTCTAAACCGTACGATTCTATTGTGTCTTTCAGTTTTGGTAATATTTTACACAACTTTTCAAGTATTTCTTCATCACTCAATTGGTACATGTATCTTTTCATAATTTATTTTACCTTTTGCGCAAATGCATACTTTGCTATATAATACGCGTCAACGATATCTGACACAGGATTCCAAGATTTATTAGGAATGTCAATTGCCTTTCTGACATCAACACCAGTTTCTTCAATAAAAGATGCATGCATCTTTTCTTTGTTTGCATTACCTTTTCCAGTTGCGAATTTTTTAATTGTTGTTGGTGGGACCACGTCCATTGGAATTCCACTCATCCATATTTTATGTTTAAGTATCCCACCATTTTCTGCCATATTAAAAACTAAACCTGAAGCGCCGAAAGCATACCCTTCAATATATACAACATCTACATTATGACTCGTGAGTATATTGATTGACCAACTACCAAGATTATCAAACCTCTGAATGTTTGTATCCCATTCAGGGTACAAACAACTTTTATATTGATCTTTTTCTATTAACAATTTTTCTTTATTTACGATATAGAAAAACTTACAATTATCGTAATACCATTCATCACCATCATGTATACAAATCGCAGGACTTGTCATACTATAATCTATTCCAGCAACAACCACATTAAATACCTCATCTATTATAATAAGGTATTTATTAGAATGTTATTAGAATCTGCCGAATTCCGTTAATACACTATTTTCTACATTGGCGTTATACTGCCAATTAACTGAATCATAGTCAGGTCGGCTTAAATCATTAATACTATCAGTTTCACGAATATCTTGATGCGAGGTAGTTGTACAAGATTCTTGTTCTTGTAAACCAACACGATCATTTTTATAAAAACTAATAAGAATTTCGCACGATTTTACGACCGATTCATCATCAGAATATTTCATTTGGCATTCTAAGTCTTCAATGATTACTTCATTCAATTTTTCATCAGATATTTCTACTAACACTTCCATTTCTAACATTCCTCTTTTTAGTTTTTTTACCTATTGGGTTGTGATAGAAGTCTTCATCAACACAACACTGCCTACCGTAGTCCTTACTGTTCAAATTAGTTCTCCGTTCATGTTTATTGAATATGGATAAAAACTGAACAATCTTTGACAAGGTTATCATAATCATCTCCTCATATTTGCGTGATCTTTCATTTCTTGTTCATTAATAACAGGCACTGCATTACTTTTATGTGTCTGAGAGATTCCTTTAATTAATATACCGGTGTATTTTTGTGGCTCGACCTTTATACAAGAATATTCTTTTCCTTGATGCGACGGAATATCATTTACACTGCCGCGACGAGGAGTTTTTGTTTCAAATGTGTATGAACCTTCTGGTTCATTAGAAGTCTTTTGTTGTACCGGCAATTTACCATGTATGATACTAATGTAATCCTCTAAAGTCACTCTATCTGCTTTAGAAAGATTTCTGTTGTAATCCACCCGATCTTTAGACCATTTAGCCATGTTAGCTTTTGTTCTTTTAGGTGCCTTAGGAACTTTCTTATTGAGAGAGTTCACACCCTGGATCATATGCATTGTCATTATTTTTATTCACCTGATAATAATAAATCTTGATGTGTATTAGTAAAAGCAAGAAGTGCCTGTTCAAACGTATCACAGTAAGCGTACGCGTCATATCTAAAGTCTTGTTTTGAAACATCCCAGTTACTTACAATCCATGAGTCGTTTTGAAAGTCATAAACTACAAATAACAAGATATTATCAAGCTGGGCAACAAGCGGATAATGTTCTGTTTCATTGTCATGATAACCAGCACCATCAAGTTGTTGAATTAAAGTCTCTGTGAGAATTGGAGTAAGTATCTTTTGCATAATATATGTTCCTTTTCAATTTGTGATACCATTATAACAAATCTATAGAGAATGTCAACAATTATTTTTATTCATTATTTGTATATCATAACAATCATCTTCAGTTGCTTTATTTTTTCCAAACAGTGTCACATAACAGAATATATTCTTCACCGACATTTTCATAAAATAACTCTTTTAAATCTATAGTAGATTGTTGGTAAAAGTTTTCTCTAAATCTAGCTTCTAATAATTCTTGTTCTGTTAAAAAATCAATTAAAGAGTTGGAGACCTTAACAAGATCTCCTACCCAGTTTTTTAGTTCTTATGATATTTGCCTCCTTATTTCGTGAAAGAAATTATGTGATGTTTTTCATCTGAGTGTTTATTATGTTTTTCAGGATCAAGAACAGTTCTCACAATAAACCTAGAATCATCACCAGACTCAAATCCAACTGCCAAAATTATATACGCTGTTCTTATATCAAAAGAGTAAAATGGTCTATCCAATTTAGTATAATACACTAACTGACATAATTTTTCAGACATCAAGTTTAACGCCGTCATAACATCAACTGGTGGAATATTCCTCTCAATTAACCTATCTATTACATGATGATGCCTAACTATGATTTTCGTATTAATATGTTTAAGATCTCTATTCATTTCATCAATTACAGGATTTACTAAGTGGTGATAATATTCACGAATACACATATCTAATACCCCAAAAGTTCAACCAATTTGTTGATTGGCAATTTATCAGACATTTCAACAAAAGACATATCGCGATTCTTTTTCTTTTGAAACATGAAACCTTGGTATTGTTTGCAGTCCTTCATAACTTCTAACGCATATTCCTTTTGGTCTTGGATATATTGAAACTTGTCATACCAAAGAGAAGATAAATCATCAATCATTCCTTCAAACCTAATAGCAACTTCACCAAACGCTTCAGCATCTTCAGGGAAGATTGCAAGGTATTCAGCATCTTCACCAATGCGGTACATTTCTAAGATGCGCTTTGGAGTTAACACAGATTCACCACGAAGACGATGAGCAGCAACATATGCAGGTGATTTGATTTTCATAACTGGAACATCAAATTTGTTATACATCACGTAACCTTCTTCAAGGTTTGGCAACTCAGTAGAAGATTTTAAGCAATCTTCCATTGTTTTAAACTTGTAAATGTGTGGAATTAATATATCTTTAAGTGAAATTGCAGCAACTCTTGCAAGAGATTTGTAACATGCGTATCTGCCACTTTTATTGTTGCGCATTGCTAACAAGTATGCTTGGTCACCATCATAACGAGTTACTACGCGATTGTCACGAGAAACAACTTCAAAGATATATGTCGCGTCAGTATTTGTAAGACAATCACGGTTAATAGTCGACTCAATCAATTCTTTCCATGAGCGACCTGAAGTCATTTGCATTTCAGCAGCAGGCATCAACATTGACTTTGTGCGATATAACCATTCACCATTATAATTGAATACTGAGACTAATGAACCATCAACTTTTTCATAAGCAATTAATTCGTTAATGTTTTCGTATTCATCATTTGCCATTTCACCGTAGTTGAAGAAACGATCAAACGCACGAGATGCGATACGCCATTCTAAATCAACATATTCAACAACTAATGAACGACATTGAACTACAACAGGGTGATCCTTGAATTTAGCAGAATCAATTTGGTGGTAGTTTAACACGTATAGGTTAGGGTAGTTTTCGTTTTGAGAAACTTTGATACCGTATCTTTCAGTCAGGCCGTCAGTACCAATTGCATTAAGAGCATCGATAACGTCGGTGAAGTCTGCAGCTGCTGATTCTTTTACATAGTCGGCAGCATTTGTCATTTTTAAATCCATAATTAAAATCCTATTTCATTTAATCTTTTATAGACGTACATGCCCTTAAACAAATAGTACACATCATAGATATTTTTCATAATATAATTATCCGTAAGGAGTTTGATTTACTCTATCACGACCAGTTTCATGGTAACCAGTCATTGGTTTTTCTTTAAGCTTAGTACCACGAGCTTCGCGTATATTTTCGATCTGATTATCAATCAAAGCAATTTTTGCATGATATTCTTCAAGTAGTCTTTCTTTTTCTTTCTGAAGTTGTCTGATCATTTTTATTTCCTTTCCTCATTTGATAAGACTATTATAACATAATCGAAACGAAATGTCAACACTTATTTTGAGTTTTTTAACTTTATTTGCATTTGTCTGACTTTACGCAATTGTGAACGTGCATATACTTGGGTTTTATACCTTACCATCATTCTACGTGAATACTCGAATGGATCTTCGATTGCGGTTGGTCTATCCCAGACGCAGTAATTATCGTTGAAAACAGTTTTCCAGAATGGAATGATTCCAAACAGTTTAACTTTATATTGGAGGCGGGCTTCAGGATTACTCATGTTAGGATGGTCAAATTCAACACGAACGTTTTGTCTTTTGTAAACATACATGCGCTTAAACGCATAGCACATATCATATAAATTTCTCATAATGTATAATCCAAAGTTAGTGTGTTATCCAAATCACTAAATACCATATCAGTAATGATATCTTTTTTATAACAAAATTCGTTAATTTCAATTGCCAGAAATTCTCTATCTATTTCATCATCACACTTGACGACGATACAGTTTTCATATTTAGTAACTTCACGGTTTCCTGTTAATTTTTTAAAAATATTTTTCATCATAATTTATTCCTTTTCTCAATTTATGATATAATTATAATCTAATCATAAGGATATGTCAACAGTTTTCTTTTAAAAAGTTAAATTTATTTTCTATATCAACATCAGGAATAGGATCTGAACCCCAATGAAGTAAAGCCTGTCGTTGTTTTAGTCTTTTTGTAAGATCGCCGTTACCGTTTTTCTTAACTTGTGCAGAGTGTCTTGCGGTGAATGATCTCCAACGTTTTATTTGCCAATCGTCTAATTTTGGAATGCGCCGGCCATGATAATAACGAGTATACCATTGAAACCATCCAAGAGGATCTTCTTCAGTTATCCATCCTTTTTCCAACCAAACTGACATTGGTTGAGATGCTTTTTCTTTAAAAAGATTTGTAGATTTAACTTTAACTTCGTTTATGAAGTCAGAATGATCACCTTTGAAATAGGTACCATCAAAGACACCTAGTTCAAGCATTTGGTAGGGGGAGAGAAGTGGTTTAAAATCCATAATATATAGTAGCATGCTTATTAATTTATAAATCTATTATAATCTATTCATAAAGAACTGTCAATGGTTATTTGTGATTATCTTCTAATAAAATTATTCTGCGTGGAACGTTCCATATACACAATGAGCTAATTCGTGCCCCCACGTTTCTAATTGCTCGTTATCGTTTGCGTGGCGTGGTTTTACAACATACAGATTGCACCCATACATTCTACTCATATCGGTATTTACAATCCACTTCGCGAAGCCTAAGCGTTCATCTCTTGGTTCATTTGGAAATAAGTCTGCTAACGATTCATTTAGTTGAGCTTCACTATCGTATACATGCACGGTTATAATAAATTCTCTATTGTTATAGTCATGTGTACCAGCTATTCCACTGCTGCCATCTTCACTACAGCTACCTAAGAAAATTATAGATAATAATATTAGTGCGGCCACAACCGATAATTTAAGAATGAGTTTCATGATTTCCTCTTTAATTATTAATTTTATTTAATCTTCCATTTATTTATCAAATTCATTTTTTTATCGTCATCCCAGTCTTTTGCGTATTCATTCACTTTATCAAATTTGGCTAAAGTATCTTCTTTATTCAATATAAGGCTATTCACAATTTGCTCGCCTAGATAAGATTGCCCAATTTCATTCACTTCTTCACATACAACAGAATCGCTTGCGTATTCGATAGCGGTTTTATCTGAAAGTTCTTCATCACTAAGATCTTCAACCGGTATTGCATATTGCATCTTAAATGTTGCGACTGTTTCTATAATAACGTACTTTTTATCACTCATAATTACTTCCTATTTCGTTTTTTCCATTCTTCTTCGGATCCAGGCAATTGCCAGGCCCATATTGCCCCGGCTGCCATAAATAATGCAGCCCAGAAACAAGCCATTACATTATATGTCATAAACCACATCAATGCTAAACTACTTGACATCATTATAATCATGCTATATTTTGCTTTCGTTGGGAATATTTTCTTTTCTTTAAAATTTGTAAGGAAAGGTCCAAAGTGTTTATGATTATATAGCCATGCATGCATCTTGTCACTACTTTTTGCGAAACAATATGCAGACCCAACTAAAGGAATACTAAAAGGAATACCTGGCATAACAACACCAATATATGCTAAACCTAGCAGAAATATTCCTGCTACGAACCATAACTTTTTACGTATATTCATTCTTTATCCGCCGACCAGTTTTCGTCAAGTTCTGTAAACACCTCTTGGCCAAATACTAACTCACCAGTGTACGGTTCAACTTTTGATAGATCGATATCGGTTCCTTTATATGTAATTGTAACATGAGGAGTATAACCTTCATAATCCCAGCTTGCGCCGGCATCCTTTATTTCTTGCCATCTTTTAGGCAGAAATGTAGATTTAAATTTAAGTACAACTGCGCCTTCATCACCGAGAGGTTCAACTAATCTCTTACCACCAGCGACTGTCATAATCTCAGTTTGTGGTTCTAATTTATCCCAATCAATCTTTTCTCTTGAAAATGCAATCGTCACGTGGAATTGATCTTCCTCAATAGTTTTCTTAAAACCTTGTTTAGCCGCCCAATCCATTAAAACTTCTGCGTTTTTTAATGGTCTGCTTACATATAGTGTTTTCATACTTTCCTTTTCGATCATTTTCATTATAGTAATAGATGTGTTTACGAATACATCAGCATCTCTAAATTCGCCATAATTATACTCTTCACTATCTTTTAGTTTAAAATAATGTCTCATCAATATCAAATATTGTAAGACCTTTACCTCGGGTGTTTTTCTATGTTATAGATGACTTGAAATTAATCATCGCCTAATCTCTCTTTTAGTATTTTTATTTCTTGTTCTAATTGTTCTATATATTCTTTTACTACAGATGAAATACATAAAGTCTGACAGCAAGAATTTATCTCGTTATCAGACTCTTCTTTTAGTATCGGTTTTTCCATTACAAAGATAGTTCCGATAATTTATCATCAGTCATATCTTGGTTTACTCCGCCAATAACATAGCTAGATATTTCTGTTTCTTGTGGAGCTACCTGCACATTACCACCACCAATATATTTTTCAGTCCACGGTAATGGATTTGCTTGTTGAACCGTATAAGGAGATTGATAACCTAAAGTCCTCATACGCCTCGTAGCAATCCATTCAATATATTGCACTAAAATATTTTCGTTTAGACCCAAGATACTTCCATCTTTAAATAAATATTTTGCCCAATCTCGTTCCTGATCTACTGCTTCGATAAACATGTTAATAATGTCTTCTTTTGATTCTTCTGCGATTTTTGCAAAGTCAGTATCTTCCTTCACTAAAAGTTTAATTATTGTTTGTGATGCAGCTAAGTGCACATTTTCATCACGTGCAATGAACTTAATAATTTTAGAGTTACCTTCCATTTTCTTGTTTTCAGCAAATGCCCAAGAACATGCGAATGAAACATAAAACCGAACACCTTCTAATACATTGATTGAATTGAGTGCATACCACAATTTCTTTTTTATTTCGTAAAGATTTACATTAACAAATGTTTCTTCTTGAGTTACTTTATTAAGAATTTTATATCGGCCTTCACCTAATAGCTGATACCATTTGCACGCTTCAATAAAATCGTCATAGTACTTTGATATACTGTTAGAACAGTCAACTATTTCTTTTATATCCAGCATTGTGTCAAAAACTGCGCTAGGATTAGGGTAGATATTTCTTATAATATGAGTGTATGATCTTGAATGTATTGTCTCCATAAACGCCCAAGTTTGAACTAAAGGTTCTATTTCTGGTAATGAAGCGATAGGCATAAAGGTTTCAGTTGGACCTCTACCTTGTACACTATCTAATAATATCTGTCTTTTCAAATTCGCAGTGAAGATGTGTTTTTCTCTATTAGAAAGTTTTGCAAAATCTGATTTATCTCTTGTGATATCTACTTCTTCTGGGCGCCAAAAAAATCCTAGCATGGTAGAAGTTAACCTTTCAAGGGATGGATACTTAACTTGGTCGTACCTGGCAATGTCAACTCCCTCACCAAAAAACATATTTGATGAGAGATGAGATTCTGTCCTTTTTGTAAATACAGACATTTATGTTCCTTACGTTAAATTTTGCAAGCACCGTCTGGGCAATCATCGTCGCCCGTATCTATTTCACCGGCACCATCAAATGTGTTGTTATAATATAGTTGCTTCCCACCATGTTTATAAAATGTAACAATGTCCTTTATTAGACGTGACATTGGAACTTTACCATCTGGAAATTTTGCAGGATTGTAGCTCGTATTTACAGAAATACCCTGGTCAATCCATTTTTGCAATACTGCACAAATCTCTAAATAACCAGTAGGATCTTCCTGGTCCCATAGTAAATCATATTTATTCTTTAACTTATGATAGCCAGGGACAACTTGAGCCATGACACCATCTTTACTTTGTTTGTAACTTATAAACCCCCTAGGTGGTTCAATTCCATTCGTGCTATTGGAAATTTGAGCAGACGTGTTATGACTGATGCACCCGTTTGATAGTGCATACTGTTCAGTATCTGTCGATATGTCCCAGGTATGTTCCTTTGTGATATTTCTTTTGATTTTATTGATTTTCATTTAATTCCTCTATTGTTATAGAACATTTTGATTGTTTCTTTACGTTTTCCAACCACGGTATAAATTCCAAATTTGGTAAAGAACCTATTACTTCTGGTGGTACACTATTAATATATCCTGTAAGTATCGAATATTTGTGGTCTAATTGGTAGGCACCTTCAACTCCAGCCAAACCTCTTTTTTCAAAATTTTTGAGCTCGCATAATTCATTTTGATTTGTAAAGAACCAAACACTCTTACGATATAATTCATAGTCTGACATATCTTCAAGAGGTATCCATCTACCATTCAATTCAAATGTATTTCTAATTTTAGATAATATTTCCTCAAATTTGTCATCGCCTAATTTTATTCTGGTGAAGTAACCTTTAGAATCTTTTATTATATCATTAATTTCTAAAGATGTCAACCCGTCTTTTTCTAATTTTTGTCTATAAGAATCGATTCCTATTTTTTTGTCATGTATTTTACGGATCTTTTTTCTTGCTGAATCAATATCCAAACCGCGGAGAGTGTAATATTCAATGTGAAGCGGGCTATTCTGGTATTGATATTGATTGGCCATTTCTATTGATTCACACTCACTAAAACCGCGTTTTAAATAATAATGTTTTGAAAATTTGGATTTAATTTTATTTAGACTAGGGTCGTGACCTTTCTTTAAAGATTTACTATACCACATGTCGTATTTTTTCAATCCTTCTTCTTCACCGTATCTTTTGATAAAATTAGCTAAAGATGTTGACTTATTATTTTTGTATTTTTCTATATAAATTTCCGCTTCGCTAAAAGTAATTCCTTCACGTCTGGAAATGTATTCTGGATCATATACATTCCTGCGTATTTTCTTTTTTACATTAACACCATAATGTTCTGCAATTTTATTACTATTTGATGTAATTGGGCGTGATAGAAATTTTTCTATCGTTACTTTATCACCAAAGCGAGTGTAATGCTCAAAATACTTTCTGTAGTTTTTTATCTTTTTAGAAATTTCTCTAACATAACTAGGATCCAATTTAATTAGATCACAATATATTTCTATTTCTTCATCAGTCGCATTTTTATATTGGAATATTTTTTTACCGAGTGATATCTTGTTCATATTAATTTAACCTATATAGCTGTTATGCAATTATTTATAAAAATATGTTATTTGGCATAACAGATAATACAGTTAGATTACAATCACATCGTCAGTTTCAAGTAAATTGTCTACAGTAACCCAAATTTCTTTACCTTCTCTTATAACCTTCAATTGATGGTTACCTGTGAATTTATAAACATTACCATCTTCAAACTCAATCTCAGTTAATTCTTGGTAACCATTATAATAGCATTCATACGCAGTAGACCCGTCGCCAAGTTTAACAGGTTTTCTAAATTCAAATCTTTGTCCTGGTATACCAGTTTCGTGCACTTTGTTGATATCTATATTAGAATTTAATGTAATAAATTCACCTAGCATGACACCACCATCTTCAGTTAAAATTTTATTATATAAAGATTGGCATTCAGCAGGCATAAGAGCCATCAAAGTACTGTTACGAATACCAGTTTCTTTTAATTGATTGCGTAACCCTTCCCAATCCATTCTTTCAATACGTTGAGTTAAATCGTCAACATCTTTCTTATATGTATCAATTGGAAGAATACCATGACCGTATTTCGTTTCATGATTAAGAGGAATTTTACCTTTTTCGGCTGCAAGGTTTGCACTTGTCTTAATCAGATAATAAGACCATGCTTCCGCGTATTCATCAATTGTCGCTAATGCCTCAGAATCGTATTTAAGCCCGCGCTTTGCAAGAAAATAAGCAAGGTTGATTATACCAACCCCAAGTGGACGTCTATTCATTGTTGAATTTTCAGCAGCAAGAACAGGATACTTTTGATAATCCAGCAATTCGTCTAAAGCGCGAACAGCTAAGTCACAGTACTTTTCAAATTCGGAAGGATCATTTATTAAACCCCAATTTATTGCTGAAAGCGTACATAAACTGATTTCGGAGTCGGGATCATTAATATCGCTTAATGGTTTAGTTGGCAAGTCAACTTCAGCACAGTTGTGTACTAATATATTATTTGCAAAGAAGTTATGTGTACCTTCAACTGTTATGTCAAATACATCTTCTCTGCGTGTTAATTTCGTAATTTTTATTCCCATGTAATTCGTCCTAGTTTCCACTCATTGTTTGGTGGAGTTAAAAATTGTTTATTAGTTTTAGTTTGATCATTATAGTACCAATGTTTACCAGTACCAGCAGTAGACAAACTTTCCTTGTGTTCTTTTGTTTTAACATATCTTATTTCTTTAGGGTCAATATTATATTTTTCACAATAAGATTCTTTTAGAGTTTTTCCACCAAATCGATTTTTTGAAAAGGACTTTGGTATTGAATGATTTTCATTACCCCAATCCATAAACTTTTTAATACCCATTTGATGACCGTATTCTAAATAATATTCTCTAGCAAGTTCAAGTATTTTATCATCGCTTATACCAGACCACCTACTATTATTTTCCATTGTACTCGTTTCAGATATTTTCTGAACCCAAGAATCGTATTTTTCATCAGGAACAACCCAACCACCATCTCCACCCTTTGTCATATTGTAACCTTCTTTAAAAGAATTACATTCTTCGATATAGCGAATTTCGTTAGTCTTTGCTTCTTCCCTTGTAAGATATTCACCAATTATTTTAGATTCAAAAACACCCAAACCATATTTGCGTATTGCTTTATAAAAATGATTATCCATTCCGCCCATTGCATTTGTATAATGTTTGTGTAATCTTTCGCTAATAGTTTTTGACGTATATCCCACGTATTTTTTACCGTTAATAGAATTAGTATGTTCGTATACAATAAACATTTAGTTGCCTCGTAAGTAGATTTATTTCGTTATAATTTTATTTATAATTTATGAAATTTCTCTACCTACGAAACATAATTAATTATTGTAACAAAAGTTCATCAGTCTCAACTAATTTACCTGCTTCAACATAACCACGATTTTTTGTGTATACTAAATGGCAAGGTGTACAAGTAATTTTATAACCACTCGCCTCATCTTCAATTTCAAGCAATTCACGATTTTGTCCAGTCATTTTACCATCGGTAACTGACTTATAAACATAAGTGTCACTGTCAATATCGTATGAACTAATCTTAACGTATTTTAGTCCTTTAACATATTCAATAACTTCTGTAATAGGAATTCCCCACATCGGAACATCATCTACCATTATATCACACTTTGTGTCAGATGTCAAACAAAGGTTACTCATGCGAATTGGTGCAAGGTTAGGCAAAAAAGAACCATGGTCATTCGCATGGTCAACGTTTTGCAAATAGATGCGGCCAGTGTCTTTACGTTCTGATATGTACTGAACAAATACATCCATTGCTTTCATTGTCTTTTTATCAATTGATTTATCTTTTTCATACTTAACATAAAGCTTTGCAAATAACTCTTGGTCGGCATAAAACGCGTCATATAGGTCAGGAACATCATTAGGACAGAATAATGTAATATCACCACCTGATAATAAACGTTCATACATTAGTTTATTGAATTGAAAACCATAATCCATTTGACGAACTCGACTTTCATCAGTACCTTTGTTATTCTTTAATACGACAAGGTTTTCAAATTCTTTATGCCATATTGGGAAATACGTAGTTGCTGCGCCACCACGAACGCCACCCTGACTGCAACTCTTAACTGCCGATTGAAAATATTTTAAGAATGGTATTTGTCCAGTATGTATCGTTGAACCGTCGCCAATACTTGAACCAATCGCGCGAATGCGACCTGCTCCTATGCCAATACCTGCTTTCTTTGAAATATATTTAACGATAGCTGACGCAGTTGCATTAATTGAATCAAGACTATCACCGGATTCAATTAATACACAAGAACTAAACTGACGAATAGATGTACGAACGCCGGCCATGATAGGTGTAGGTAAAGATATAAAAAACTGCGATGTTGCATCATAGAAATCTTTAACATATCGTATTCTTGTTTCTCGCGGGTATTCTGAAAACAATGTTGCCGCAACCATCATATAAAGAACCTGTGGTGTCTCATATGTAGTTTCAGTTTTGCGATTCTGTACTAAATATTTACCACGCATTTGCTCCATTGCAACATAAGTAAATTCTGCATCACGATCATGTTTAATATAAGAATCTAACTTTTCTATTTCTTCTTGAGTATATTTTTCTAATATCTGGTCATCATATACCCCAATCTGAACATTGAAATCTATAATCTGTGATAAAGACCACGGTTCATACTGGCCGTATACCTCTTTACGTAGTTTATAATTAATTAACCTTGCAGCAAGATATTGATAGTTTGGAGTACTTTCTAATATTAATTCAGCTGCGCTTTTTATCAATACTTCATGGATATCGTATGCTGGTATCCCATCATATAATTGTAGATTTGCTCTCAGTTCTACTTCTGATATAGAAACACCAGTAAGACCTTCGGCAGCCCATTCAAGTACTTTATGCACTTTTTCAATATCAAAAGGCTCTTGATGCCCTGCCCGTTTCGTTACTTTTATTGTACTCATTTATTCTCCAATTTGTTTATACCGCCATTGGTGCTTTTATTGCTGGATGGCTATTATAATCTATTAACTTAAACATGTCAACTGTTTTATTGCTAAACCCTTTACTTAATCCAGTTTGCAAATCGAAGTTTTTGTCAATTTGTAATGTTGGTATGTCGTAAGGTACTCGTTTTAATTGCTCTTGTACTTGTTCAACATGATTACTATATATATGCGCATCACCTATTGAATAGACAAGTTCACCAACTTCAAATCCACATTCTCTTGCTAGGATATGAGTCAATAATGCATATCCTGCTATATTAAAAGGTGCTCCTAAAAATAGATCGTTAGATCTCATATTAAGTTTACAGCTTAGTTTATTATTCATAACATGAAATTGGCACACGAAGTGACACGGTGGTAATGCCATTTGGTCAATTTCACCAACGTTCCAGCTCGTTAATATATGTCTCCTAGAACGTGGATCATTTTTAAGATTCCAAATTAAGTCTTTAATTTGGTCATAATAATTGTTTGTTTCGCCATTATACCAATTACGCCATTGTGAGCCGTAAACTGGGCCTAATCCTTTTTCAAGTTCGTTATTTGCGTAACCAAGCTCTTTACCCTGTTTATCGGCGTTTTCTGTCCATATTGTTTTCTTATTTGATAATAATGAACGTGGTTCACCATATAAAAGTTCAGCAAGTCTTCTTTCGTTTTGTGAACCTTCTAACATCCAAAGTAATTCACTTACAACAGATTTCCATGCTAATTTTTTAGTTGTAACTGCAGGGAATCCTTTACTTAAATCGAATCTTGTTTCATATCCGAATACACTAATTGTGCCAACACTAGTTCGGTCTTTTCTATAATCGCCATTGTGTAGCACGTATGCTAACATTTCTTTATATTGTCTATCCATCTATTTCACCTTTGAATATGTTAAGAAGGAATAATCTTCAAAGTTATTCTCTCTGACTAACATAAAATTATCATATAACTTTTCAGTATCAAAAAATGTATCACACTGATGTGTATTGTTAATTAAAGTCAAATGAACTTTATCAACGTACGGCAACATTTCATTGTATAGAGTTGCACCACCAATAACCCATACTGGTTTTCCAATGTCTTTTAGAGATGCAATTATTCGCGGCATTTCAATAGGATCACATTCTAAAATTCCGTCGATATGCTGTGGTTCTATTACGGTATCACGATCTCTTGCAAAAACAAAAGTGAGTCTATCTTTTAATGGTTTAGGAAACTTTGGATCATTCCATGTTTTCTTGCCCATTACAACAACACTATCTTTTGTTAATGTTTTAAATCTTTTTAAGTCTTCTGAGTAGTGCCAAGGTAATGTACCATCTTTACCAATACCACCTTCAAGGTCCATTGCTAATATCATACTAATCATGTTTTTCTCCATTCTGTAAATTTTAATTGTGCTTCTAAACCTTTAAATGTATTTTCTTTTATTAATTTTCGTGGATTTTCCACACCTGCTAAAATCATTTCGTTCACATCTTTCGCAAGAACATCTTTTGGCCATATGCATATTTTATATCCAGCCTTTATAATCCTTTCCATTCTTTTATGTATTTCTTTATTACGTGGTTCTGCATCAAATACATACACTGCATTTTCCATGTTTTGAAATCCACCGATATTACCATCAGCTCCGGCCATTGCAACTGAATTCTCTATAAACATACTATCCAACGCGCCCTCAAGAATAAAATATTCTCTATTAAAGTCAACTGTATCTATACCAAATACTTTCGGCCTTTCATCAAACATTATAGTTATATATCTTAATCCGTTCGGATTAAATCCACGAGCAGATACACCAAACATTTTTCCATTTTCGTCAAAGAAAAGGATGACTAATCTAGGTTCATCTTTTTTAATATTAGGAAATTTGTCTGGTATAATCGTATTAATCCAAGTCATAAACTTGTTTGCAAAATACATTCTATAATGTTGTTTTGGTGGTATTTTTCTTCGTTCTACGTATTTTTTAATGGGATGATCCCATTCGAGCTGACTTACCTTTTTGAGTTTTTTTAGTGGATGATCTTTTTTATTAAATATAGGTGAGGTGAACATGTCCTTTGTTATTTCTCTTTTTATTTCTGTATTCGCTATCTCATTTTTGCTAAGGAACTTTTCGGCAATATATTCATTATGTAACATAACATCTTGGCTTTTCAAAAAATCATAAAAAGAATGACTTTCACCACAATTGTGGCAAAAATAATGAAATTTATTTTTCCTTTCTAAGAGCCATCCACGAGACTTAGATCGGCTCTTGTCAGAGTCACCGCATAAAGGACACCTAAAATTGATTCTGTATGGGCTTGTTGATTTAATTCTGAAATTATCTAAACGTCCTGCTAGCATCTGAGCGAACTTTACTTCTACAAAGTCAATCATGCATTACTTCTCAATTAATTAATATTATAATAGACTATTATATCAAATACAACTGTACATGTCAATAATTAATTAACTTATTTTCTATATAATATTTGATTCTTTTGTTGTACTTATTATAATACAGTTAGACTAGTATGTCAACTTATTATTTCATCATCATTGTTTTTTCACTACTTGAGCGAGTAGTTCCAACCCAATACGCAATAGAGTCACCCCATTTCGCTAGTAAAGTACCAAACAACAGGTATGATATTTGTCTATTTGTGTCTGGTATTTCAAGAGTAAATAATAAATATGCGCCAGCTCCTACCATGAGTGTTAAAGCACAACATATTATCATTGGCATAGGATTATGTTTATGTGCTATTCTAGCGCTCTGCTTATCTTTTAGTTCAACATCAAGAACTTTAAACGCATGCTCTCTAATATCAGCTTCATTATCGAGCTCAAATTTGCGCAATTTGATTGCAGCTTCCGGGTCAGTTTTTAATGCTTGCGCAACTGCACTAGGAGTATTATCAACACCTAATGCATTTGAGACCATTGCGCCTATTGCTGCACCGGCAGGACCACCGACGGCTGTTCCTACTAATGGCGCAAATTTACCAACTACATCTTTAATATCAGACCATTGCATTTTTTATTTTTCCTCACTATATGAATTACTGGCAGATTCAATATCAATTGCGACACCAGCTATACCAATAGAACCATCGTGCAAATAAATTATAAACTTATACACATACAGATATTTTTTTATACCAAAAGCATTTACTACACTTTGGTGAGAAATATTAGGCAAACCGGATCTCAAAACTTTTAGATCAGCTTTCATGAAGCTTTCAGCAAGGTCTGCGTTATGTATATCAAAATCACTCTTACCTATATATTGATTTTCAGTATACCCAAAACTTGCCGTATACTGTTGATTTAATAAAATCATAATAAACTGGCCACTCTCTTCATCATACCGTTTAACCCACGCAGGGAAAGGTAAAACGTCTAAAAATTCTCCTAATAATTCTTTCGCATTAACATTTGATCTTAATTGCGATTCAAGATCAATTATTTTTATTTGTGCACTCAACAATAAACCCCTAAGTTCAACAATTTCTTTACTTTGTTGTTGAACTTGGTTTAGTGTTGTTTGGACAAAGGCCGTCTGTGTTTGATCATTATTGGATTTAAAAGCCAAAAAAGATCCAGATAGCGTTACGATGTTTGTTATAATAATAGTAAATATTGTTACAAAATCCAATTTCATTGTATTTTGATCTAAGTTATTATTCGACAATTTAACTTCCTTAAACTATTATTATATAGTTACTACTCTTTTCCTTTTATTACAGCTCGACTCACTGGCTTCATCGTCTCCTTCATATAGAACTAATATGCATATTTCGTAATCATCTACCGTAGCTTCTGAATAAGACGACCATCTCGCTTATCCATAGTTTAAACTAATACTTTATTAGCATTCTTCATCTTCATCTTCTTCATCTTCTTCATCTTCTTCTTCATCTTCTTTCTTCATCATTTTCTTATATTTTTCTTCTAGAGCGTCTCTTACTCTTTCGGTAATTTCTTCTTCGAATGCTTCTTGCATTTGAATGGCGTCATTGTTAATTGCGCATTGTATTATTTTTTCTAAAGACATATTGTTCTCCTAATTAATTTTAATTGATTATTTATACAGATTCTAATCGAGACATTAGTCTCTCGGCCCTGTTTGTTACTTGATTATACCAAAGACTATCTCTTCCTTCTTTAGCTGCATTTTTCCAATCAAGACTAAAAATTGCTTTATTCATTTTCTTAAATTTTGATAATCTCGTTCTACCTAAATTAAATATCATGTTCACTAGAATCTCTTTTACTTCTTCAGGCAGTGTATCAAAAAAGAACGTTCCATATAAAATATTGCATTCAGAAATATATAAGTCTAAATCCTTATTAAATAATTCAAACGTTCTTTCTTCTGTAATTGGTGTTCCTACAGGCAACCCATATTCATCATCACCTTCAACAATTAAATGCCCAACCCCGCATGTTTTATATCCTAAGTGATCTAGGTATATTTCATGGACAACACCTTCATCTAGTTTCAACTGTTCATATATATTTTTGCGCGTTTGCTCGTTCATTTTCTACTCATTAGATCTTTTAGATTCTTTTTCCTATATTTATGTTGTTGAATCTTCGTAAACACTGGTTCTCCATCAGGGTCAACACCAGCAATATTACCAGATCCAACGTTGTTTACAACAGGTTCTTCTTCGATATACTTTTTTTCATTTAGATCAAAAAAACTATTGACATTTTTTTGATCTGTGATATAATTACCATATCGGTTATTGAATATAGTAACTGATTCTTCTATCTGTTTATCTGTCACTTCTTCAGTTAATAATGTTCCATTCGTAAAGTGATTCCATTCTCGTATTAACCATAGAGCAGACGCATAACTAGCTAATTTAGATTGCCCGCCAGGTACCTTTGATAACAGTTTCTTTAAATTGAGAATCATTAAATCAAATACACCAAAAGCATCTTTCTGTTTTCTTGTTTTTAATTTTTTACGACTTATAAGTATATTACCGTTTTTGTCGATAATTCCTTCTTTAAACGCATCCCATTTAATGAATGGTTCTGCAAGTCTTCGAATAAATTTATAGACTAAAAATAGATCTATCATTTTATATTCCTTTTAGTATATTTACAATATATTCGTCAGGTACAATTGATTCCGCTGCAATTTGTATATTATCATAACTAACAACATTAGGCATAAAGTTTAAATATTCTATAAATGGTCTCAAGAATTCATGATATTCGTGTAATCTAAAAAATAACATTTCAGTTGCCTCGTGTCCAAATACATTGTAAATAACTATAAGATGGTTAAGAATCAACCTTTCCTTTAAATCGTTTTCCTGCCTATACCGACCAAAGAGTTTCCTAATATATTGAAATCTTTTTAGATCATCTTCAAATTCTGAAATATCGGTACAATGAGGATTATCGTAATGCTTCATTGCGTATAAAAGAAAGGTATCATCCGTCAAATTCATATTTATTATCTTATCGCTTTATCATAGTTTATTTATTAACTATCAGCCACAATAGAATCTTCATCAATTGTGTTTCCTGTTACACCAAGATCACCTGCGTCTACGGCAGCAACCTTCATCACGACAAGATTTTCGACCTTTCTGCGTGTGTTACCGTTTTGGTCAGTATATTCAGTATAAGTATTCCAACCAGGAGTTTTAATTCCCTTTGATCTATTCGAAGCAACTTTTGCCTCAGTAGTGTCAACGAATATTGCATCAGCTGCCTCAGCGCTAGTTAAATATTTTGGTGTGTCTGCAAGTGTATCTGTTTTACCCCAAGATGCCATTAGCATTTCCTCTTTTTGTTATTATTAATTACTATTTATCAATTGAATGATCCGAAGAAGATTAAACATCGTCTTCTTCGGATTGGCCTAGTGTATATGATATGATCGCGTGAATTGACCCATTCGCACTACTTCTTATTTCAAGCAAATCTCCAGATTTGAAAAATTGTCCGTTCATTGGAATTGGTATAGTATCAAAACCTGGAATGGCCAATCCAGATACGAATCCGTATCTTGTATCTTCTGCTAACCTGTAAACTTCAACATCAACGGTTTCGGTATTAGCTGTTATATTGCAACACATAAGTGGACTTATAACTTCACCAACGCCTGTTTCTACTGTTGTTGAACCACCAAATATTAACTCAGGAACTTCGTAGTTTGGAACTGATATTAATACATCCCAATCTTCACCAACAACTATACTTGTCGCTACTGGCTTGGCGTCTGGAGCCTGTGATGTAACAATTGTTTGAACCGGTGATTCAAGAACTCTAACAGCTCTAAGCACAGATGGAAACGCAGCGTTTCCAGATCTATCAGTTACGTCAAACTGTAAAATATAAACACCCGGTGTATTCATATCTACAAATCCAGTCACGACAACTCTATCTGATATATCACCATCAACTTCATCAATCGCGGTTGCTACGAATTGGGGTTCATCTTCTTTAGCAAAAACTTCAATTATATTTGTGGTCGGAGTCACAGTAAGGGTTGGCCTAGTAACATCGAGGACATTTACTATTCTTATGTACTGTGCGCTATTTCCAGCGACATCTGTTACACTATATAATACTTCATACGTGCCTACAATATCTGTATTAATATCGTTAAGACCAGATTCTTGTATTCTGTCACTTATTATATTATCAACATTATCAAACGCACCCAATTCAAACGGTGGAATATTTCCAAATTGTTCAACGTTAACAGGGTTTTGCCCTGATATGACAAAAAATTCAGGTTGTGTTATATCGTTAACAATTAACGTTAAAGTAATAGGGTCCGATTGATTACCGTCAGAATCTGAAACTGTAAAAGTTATTGGATATGAATTTGGCGTATTTACATCAACTAAGGATAATCCATCAACTACAATATCATTGGTTATGTCGCCATCTTCTTCATCAAAAGCTTGTGCATTGAAATCAGGTATTGGATCACCTTCGTCAATGTTTACTACATCACCAAACTCAGGTGGTAAAGTTATAATTGGTACAGATCTATCTCTTACTATAACAGTTCTTACAACCTCATCGGCAGCGTTATTTGCACTGTCCGAAACATTAAATGTTAATATATATGTGCCAGGAACTGTGGTATTAACCGTATCACCGCCAACTATAACGTTTGCACTGATATCGCCATCAACGTCGTCAAACGCGGTTGGTATAAATGGTACGAATGTTGATCCTTCGCGAATTATCGTAGTTTCTTTACCATTCACTTCAAGTGTAGGTTTAGTTACATCACGTATTATAACTGTTCGTATTGTAACACCAACATTTCCTGCTGAATCTGTTACACTATAAATTACTTGATATTCACCTACTTGATTTGTGTCAATTTCGTTAAATCCACTAACACTTACATTGGCAGTGATATTACCATCAATATTGTCAAAAGCCTCATAACCAAATTCTGCTAAAGTATCTCCTTCATTTATAACAGTCGGTTCGTTACCAAAAACAGTGATAGTTGGCGCCTGCGCGTCAAGAACTATAACTTCTCTAGAAATTTCTTCAGAAAAATTACCAGAAGAATCTGCCACTATAAAGGTTACAGTATATGTACCAGCCACGTTTACATTTAAATTTCCACCTATAATAACTTCAGATGTGGCAATTGCCCCATCATAGTCATCATTTGCAATTATAATCCATTCTGGTGGAGACTCAAACTGTCTTATAGTCTGTGTTGTTTGTGGTAGTATAGTTAAATTAGGGCCTATCGTATCTATTACTTGTATTGTCCTAATTTGGGTTGGAGCTTGATTACCAGCTAAATCGCTTACATCAAATCTTACCTCATAAGATCCAATAACATTCATATTAACATCGTCGTACCCAGTGACTTGTATTCTGCTAGTTATTTCAGCATCATCATCTATATCATCTGTCGCGAGTGCGTTTATAATAGGTTTAGGTGAACCAAACTCTCTTACAATAACTGGGTTATTTTCAAATTCTACAATTAATTCAGGCGGTGTTATATCTGTAATAACAACAGTTCTAATGACTTCTTGAGCTTGATTACCAACTATATCACTTACATTATATCTTATTATATAAGAACCAACGACATTAGTATTAACTAATTCTTCGCCAGTAATTACAACTCTACTAGTTATTTCAGCATCATCATCAAAATCGTCAGTTGCGGAGAACGTGAAAGGTGTAAACGACCCAAATTGACCAATAAAGGTGATTGGGTCACCTGATACTGTAATCACTGGTGGTGTTCTATCAAACGCGTCTTCTGGTGCTGAATTTACAGACCAAAATGTTGATGGTGAAAGTATATTAGCTGATTCTACTTCTATGTATTCAATAGGTTTTGAAATACCAGACAATATCTCTGCGTCAAATACTTCTCCAGCAAAATCATCTTCACTCCCTGGATTACTACCGTCCTGAAATCCTCTAGATCCCAAATAATAATCAGTGTTTCCTATGCCGCCAACCGACATAAGTCTTGAATCTGTCTGATTTATATCTAACACACCATTCACGTATGTTTTGTAAGCAGAGCCATCGTATACGAAATCAACTTTATGAGTGACATTATCCGTAAGAGATATTGTACCAGTCTCTTGTATTATTATACTACTGCCAGACCACACAATAATACTAATAAAATTTGTATCAGTTAAGAACCATTGCCAAAATCTATCTGTAATTGCCACTGAATTGTCAGAACTCAATATTTGTCTGTTTAATAGAGACGAATTTGGTCTTATAGTTGCAGAAAAAGTAAACTGTGATGTATTTAAATTATCGTTTGATCCAAGATTTATGACACCGCTATCCCCAGATTCTGGTATGAATAACTGGCCTTGGTTTGGACCTAATCTTGGTAATGGTAAATTGAAAGTTGCATCATTTGTTCCTGTGCTACTACTAGCAATTACGCCTGAAGTTTCGTCTAAATTGAATCTTTGGTATCTTTCCTGCCAAACTTCGTATTTGCCGTATTGTGCATTAGGTAAAGGTTGTACACTACCTTCTCTTCCATAGAATAGCCATATATTTCTATCAATTGTTGAATATGTTGGAAATCTTACCCAAATCTCAGCGGTGCGATTAATTGTGTTAAATTTAACTATATCTATCGGCAGTCTTCTTGTGCCATCTCTATTTTCGCATATACGTAAATCGCCACCGCCTTCGCTCTGAAATAAGTACTGCTGTTGCTCAAATCCTGGGAATGCAGTTAGTGCAATATTAGCATTTCCGGCAACATCAACTAAAGTTTGATTAGTTGATACGGCTGGATCATAGTCTTTTAATAGATTATTTAATAGTCCGCCGCTTACTGTGTATACATTAAGCCTGTATAAATCTGCGTCAGAAATACTATAAGTAAGTGAACCATTAGACGTGCTTAAAGCATTAAGGTGCCAGGCGTTAATAAGATTCCATTGAGGGTCAAGAACATTACCAATATTAGCGCTGTTTAGAACTAAAATATTGTTTAAATATAACTCATAACTTGTTTGTGTATCAAATGAAAGGCGAAAATCTACTGTTATTTTCTCACCAGCTGTAAAAAGTCCAGTTGATGACGTTATATCATATGAAGTACCATCTAAAAGAGATGTAACTCGAAAACTACCGTTACTGTTTATACTTAATTGTATAAATGTGTAGACAGATGAAGCTTGACTGGTCGTAAATACCAAATCTGACGTATTAATCTTAAGATCAAATATATATGCAACATTAGTTGATCTAGTTTCTTTCTCTATACGTATACCAGATCCTGCACCAAACTGTAGATAATTTTCACCAGATTCAGTAATATCCCAAAATTCTGATGGTAAATTATCTTCGGTAATTAATACAGGCAATCCTTCTACTGAGTTGCTAGGTGCTATGCCTTCTAATTCAAATCTTCTTAAGAATTCGCTTAATTGTATTCCAGTTAGCGAAGTTGATTCTGGCGTAGATGAAACCCAAAAACTAGCTGGATCCGATTGGTTTTTATATTCCTCTAATATTTGAACGTCACTTTTAGTGTAATTCCTTACATCCAAATCACTTATAGATCCAATTAAATCTCTACTTAGCGCAGTGTTATTTCCTATAGAAAGATTTTCACTTAGCGACGTAAATGGGCTACTTAAACCAAATCCAACCAAATTACCATTTACGTATATTGAATATGTGCCATCATTGCTATGGGTAAATGCATAATGATTGTATTCTTGTTTGACTATTAAACCGTTAAAGTCTGAAGATACTACTGTTGTACCGGTACCAATTGAGCTGCTTATACCATCTGGTAAAAATTCAGCAAAAATGTTATTAACGTTTGCGCCATCTGTAAAAATATATCCTGTCGAGTTTGAATCTTGTGTTCGAACCCATAACGATATTGAGAAATTTCTTGATGAAACTACTTCTGACGGGTACGTTACTACGCCGTTTTCTATATATGCGCCTAAGGTAAACTTGCCATCGGTTACAGTTACGTTACCTGTAACTGATGGTGCATACGTCGCAGTTGAATCTATTTCTTCTAATATAGGGCCAGATCTTAAAACAGAATCTTGCCATACATTATTCTCACCATATGTATCCCAAGGTTTAAACCCAGTTATACCAATATTACCGTAAAAAATCCAAAATGATTTCCCATTTGATAGTTCATCAAATCTTGTCCAAATTGTCGCCTTTCTGGTAACTGTATTAAATTCGGCTATTTCTATTGGTAACTGCCCTGTACCGTCGCGATTTAAACATAATCTTATATCACTACCAGTGTTAGTGCTCCTTAAGCTACTAGCAGAATAAGCTGGCTGTGGTAATGGGAAACTTGTATTACTTACACTATCTATTAAAGCTACATTATTAGCATCGAAGTCTCCAGCACTTATTCTCGATACCAAAACATCATCATAGTATATCTCGCAATAATAAAAATTAAAATTTCTTGACCTGCCACTAAAATCACCGCCTAAACTAAGAGTGACTGGGGCACCAAAAACAGAATTTGTATAGTCTTCTACCGCAAATATACCGCCTTCGTTTCTGGTGAGTTCTGTTAGTGTTATATCTGCTGCATTTGGTTCTCTCACGACGGAAATTTCATATACGTCAGATGAAGTAATAGTAGAATTCTCAAGGATATTATTGTGTTCAGCAAAACGTATATATGGTGCTGAATCTTGTATAGTACAAGATGTACCCCACTCAAAACCTTTTGAAGTATCGCCTACAGTTATCAATCTTGCGTTAGAAAAAACACCAGGATAATCGAATACCGGTTCATCAAATCCTATTTTATATTTAACTTCTACCTTTTGATTCGCGAGTGGACTTGATAAACCTGTGTCTATAAATATATTAGCACTAGTATTATTAGGATTAACTTTAAGATATACATCAGACTGTTCTGCTAAGTCAAAGATCTCTCCTGGCAAATCTTTTTCAGTTACGACAGCCGTAAAACTATTAATAGATGATGACGGTGATCTTTTTGTTATTTCGGCTCGTTTTGGCCAGTTTAATACATCAAGATCAAACGCGCCGAGTACCCACTTACTATCATCGCTTGGAATTGAATTTAGTATTAATATATTACTATTGCCAGTTGAGTCAAAAAGTATATCACCCGTCGCTGCAGATAACGATGGTTGCCAATCATTCAATAATACGCCATTTTTAGTAATTGAAAACCCGTATAAATCGCACAAGGCGCTTCCGTTAGATGTATTACCAAGTCTTAATAAAGAATTAACACTATCTGTTTGGAATGGTATGTTAGACACAACTATATTGCCATCAACTCTTATAGTAATTAATGAGTTACTTGCTGATATTTCAATTGTTCTTCTAACTGATAAATCTACAGTTGTATTTAAATCATATGTAGTATTGGTGTAACCAATTCTGACAGAATTGATGTTTGTGACGGATAAAGAAGAAGAAATGAACTGCAATCCGCTAATAGAAGTGTTTGAAGCACATATTACTGGGTAAGTGCTACCATTCTCGTAGAATAAGCCATCTAATACAATATTAAAAGTGTCGCTATTTATAGCACTTAAAGTAGTGGATGCTATATCTAATACTGAATTACCACCTCTTAACTTTAAATAATATTCCATTATAATTATGTCACTACATTAAAAGCGTTATCTACATATAGTGTCTGACCCTTATATTCATTTGGTATTACCTGAGTATAAAACCCTACTTTCGAAACATTAAAAAATCTCGTAATCATAGTACCAGCTTGATTAGTTATTCTAGGAGAATGTAATTCGCACTCTGCTGATGTTTGAATTATAACAGAGTCACCGTTTGCCGTCTTTGTTAATACAACTCTATCCACTGTGCCTTTCGCAATAGCAAAATCATACTCTGTTTTATTAGCAAACGGATATGTAACTGTCTCTCCTATACCAAAGAAAGCATCAACTAAACCTTGTGAAATAATACCTTCATTTACAAGAATAGCTGCACCTGCTCTATTTAAATCCCCTTCAGGAGTATTCGGGTCAATAGCGAAACCAATGGTTTCAGAACTCTTTATAATAGTTCGACATAATTCGCCAACTGTAGTTGGCGGTAAAGAAGGTAAAAGTTGCACTAACGTTGGATTAGTAAATTCTGCTTCTATTTTTGATAACATCCCAGTCGTTCCAAAAAACTGCCCAGCCTTCCCAGGACTAATTGGACTATATTTGATTTGTGTTTCACCGCGAGCAATAGCAAGGGTATCGAAATCTTGTAAATTCATTTTCTTTTATCTCCAAAAATATGAATAGTGTTCTTCATCTGCTTCGAACGATTCGTCGCAGTGGTTATCCTGTCCTGCCAGCTTCTTAAAACCAAAATCAATGAATTTCTCCATTGCTCTTGCAGTCATGGATGGCGTATTACTGTGTTTTCCGAATTTATTTGATAAGTATCCAACTTTACTAGAAACAGTCACGTCAGGATTTCCACCTAACGTCCTATTTACCAATTGATCTTGTCCAATCCATATACCCCACACGTATCTTTTATATTCTTTATCTTTTTTCCATAAAAGTGCAATGGTACATGGTATTGTTTCTACTTCGGCTAAGATTAATCTTAACCACAATAAAGCAATTGCTAATAAAAATAGTTTAGACTTAATACTATTCATAAAATTCTCTCATTTGTTTTGCATTGTTTTTATTTATAACAATTTTTCTAGTTTTACCATTTAACGATCTTTTAAAGTATATTATATCAAAATTAAGACACTCAAAAAGACTTTTCATATATATCATTCTTTTAATACCATCCTTAGGTTTGCATGTATCCTCCTTCGTTAGCGCATGCGCCGAGCACGAGCCATTACCTTCATCTCTTACGAGACAACTCATCAAAAGATTATCTTTATCGGCAATACCTTCTTCTATAATCCTGAATACATATATACCATCTACCAATTCATCAATTGAGACAGATTTGTTATTTTCAACTTTAATATCATATATTATTTTGTTTAACGTTACCATGTTTATTCTTCTTAGTTATTATTATTATTTAATACTTAGAAAAAATCAGAACGCTATCATAATAATTATTTCTCTTTCCTAACTGCAGTATTTCGGCTACTGTGTCCACTGTTGTGAGTAGCCTTCTTTTCATTATCTTTAGCTTTTTTATCTAAACCAAATATCTTTTTAAATAAATTTATTATTTTTATTATCATTGGAGTTTCTCCCATTTAAATGTACGATTTTACTATATCAGCTGGGTACGAATCCATGCCATTTAGGTGCTTTTCGAACGCGGCTTTATCACCTTTTGCCATGAGTGCTGCGGCTTTTAGCATATCACCTTTATCAGCTCCACCGCCAGAATTAGCAAATTTAATCAGCTCTTTATAATCACCGATTGCCCCTTCAAATAAATTAACTTCTTCCGCAATTAAATCTTTTTTATCGACTGTCATTGAACCTGTACCAACCTTGACTTGTACCCTATCACCGTCCATACGAATAACTGTACCTGACACTTCATCTTTGGATAATGCGTTATATGACTTTGCGTTTTTGATTTTAACAGAATCGCCTTTTGTAAAACTTTCAGAAATATTAAAAGATTCGTTTTTCATTCTATTGTATGCTGAAACAGTATCACTAACAAAATCGTCGTCATTCATTAAGCGTGTTACTTTAATTCTTGAGTTATTTTTATCAGCGGAAAGCATCTTATTCATTGCACCTAAAATACCTTTTTGATCTAACTTGTTGTTAGATTTATAAATTGATTTGGCTAGTTCCACAGATTCAGATTCTGAAAGATTATCTTCTTTCTTAATAGCCTTGCTTATTTCTTTACGGCGATTTTTAAGATACTTATCTGAATCATCAACATCCCCGTCGTTGTCAATATCGGCATCGCCTTTACCAACTGGATCCATTCCATCACCGTCATCAAGCTTTTTTGTTACTGGTGCTTTTTTGCCTTCATAAAGTTCTGGGAAAAAATCTTTAATATCATCTGTGTCCATGTCATATTCTGGACCCTTTAGAAACGCTAATAAACTTTTCTTATCGCCGGTTATAAATGCTTGATTTTTACCATTGTGTTTGATTTTAATACCATATTTTCTTTCGGCGTTTTTAATACCATCGCCTGTGTGGTCAACATCAATAGTTAACTTTTGTTCAGTTAGAGCGTTGTTTACGAATAAGTCGACTAACTCACTCATTGATTTATTTAACATCTTTGTTTCCTTAAGTTCTTTATTATTTGTTGTATTTATATTATCAAGATCAACTTCTGTAGCTTCCTTGACGAAATAATATGGAATCGAACCAAATCTTTTCTTTAGTTCTCGTCCAATGACCTTTATTTGAAATTCTCTTGTACTACCAGATCCGCCTACTTCATAATCCGGTATACCAGTTTTTGCTAATTTTTTTAGTTGGTCGTCACTCAAAGAACTAATTTTTTTTTGAATGTCTCTTGGTTTACCATAGCCTGAAAACTTCCACGAAAATTTATTTAATCTTCTGTCGATACCGTCAGACATAGCTTCTTCTATATTATGTTTATTCATTAGTTAATCCTATAATACTTTCAGAATTAGCATCGTCTTCATTAAGTGATTCAGTTACTAATCTAAATTGTTTACCTTTATTAAAAGATTTATTCATCATAGTTCGTGCAGCTTTTTTAGCAGAATCAGACGTAAACCAAGTCATTGGGTCACCAGCCTTATTCTTAAGTACTTTGCCATCAATAGTAAGTTTGAATACACTTTTTGCTTTTCTATTCGCAATTGGTATAAAATTAGGATCATTCTCTTTTTCTAATCCAGTATTGCGTTCTCTGTTTCTTAGACTATTTTGACTCCATCGGCCTTTGCCAAACGACTCTTTAATTTTACTAAATGTTTTTTTGCCTTCTCCAGGAGTAGAGTCTTTATAATTGTTTACTAGTTTATTAGTCCCGATATCACCAGCACCTCCTTCCTCATTCATTGATTTGAATTTATCTTCAATCCAATCTGAAGACCCCATAATATAATCCTGTGGATTTTTATTTACTATTTTTTGAGCTGCATTCCTTGTAAGTTTAACGTTAATAATTTTTTTATTCTTTATATCTAATACGCTATACCTAAACCCGGGTTTACGACTTTCAGTTTGCGTTTTGTCTTTAATTTCATCATACATATTTCTCAGACGTCTAACGTTAACATCCCATACACCAGCAGCTTTCACAAGGTTTCGGCTAAAATCTTTTGGATTTTTAGCGTTCATATTAAATAATGTTTTTAGAGCTTGTTCATAATTTTTTCTAAATATTGCTTTATCTAAAAACTTTGAAATAGTAGGAGCATAAAAACTAATTGCACCATCGAAGAATCGTTTTTCTTCTAAAGATTCTTCTATTCTTTTTATTACCTTTGTTTCTTGAGAATATGCGACAGCTTCATTACCGTCTTCAAGATCTAAGTAAAATTTGCGCGCGGTAGGATTGCCATACTCCCCACGTCGAATAGAACGAATGGTGCCACGCTTTCCTTTATATGGGCCTTTTGTTATTTCAACATATGTCCCAATCTTTTTTGTTTCGTTAAGAGATGGTCTGCTTTCTTCTAATGATTCGTTATATAAAACCTTAAGACGTTTAGTACCATGTCTATCACGTAAAATGGTTGCAATGATATCTGCTTTACCACCAAGATCCATTCCACTCGTATCTAAACGGTTATTTTGTTGATAGATTCTTCTTAGATCTTTGACTGATTTAGATTTAAGTCCTTCGTATTCTTTATATAAAGGAGAATCTTTATTGATTGCTTCGTCTAAAGATTCTTTTGGTACACAATTTGGTACTAACTTTCCACCTTTCAGTTTCTTGCCAACCATTTCATGACTATCCCAGCATGGATCATCGTCCATTTTCTTTGCTTCTGATAGACCGCGTTTTTTCATTTCGTCAGCAACAAGCTTAGATTGTAATTTTGCAATCTTAGAACCAAAACGCCCAACTGAGTCTTTTGCCCATATCTGCAGTGTCTTATCAGTTAATCCCTTTACTTGGTCAACTATTTCTTTTTCAGTACGACTATCACCCACGCCAAAGAAAGACTTTTCGTATGGCTTATCACCTTTAGCTTCGTTCTGTTTAGTATCTTTCATTCTCTGAATCATTAAACCTTGTGCTTTAGAACGGCTTAAGCCATATTTAGCATCCATAATTTGAACGCCATTTTCAAAATCCTTCATGGTTCTAATAATAAGATCAACGTCTTTATCGGTTGGGCCTTTAGCTTCGTCTAGTGATTCTTCAATGTATTTACTTTTTACCCAATAACTATCAGGATAATCTTGAGTTGAACCGAATCCTTGGTTAACACTAATCTTTCCACCAAAGCCAACGTGTACATTGTCCTTTTCAATAGCGGTTACTGTTCCGTATTTACCTTTATTTCTGCCATTATTAACTTTTACTTTAGATCCAATTTTGATAGCTTCGTCTAAAGATTCAGCAACACCTTGAGTTGACTTTTTGCATTTAGGACAAACATCGTCGTTCTTAGCCCATGCCTTTGCAGTCGATACTTCATCACATTTTAAACATGCAATCTTAGCAACTTCGACTAAATCTTCAACGCTTTCTGCTAATTCAATTATATCTTTAAAATTTAACACACCATCTCCTGTACTTTCGCAAACTTCTTGTTCTTTGTCTAATATATCAGCAACTTCTTTATTACGTGCTTTATACATTTTAAAGCGCTTGTCGTATTTTACTGCACCGTCTTTTGTCAATAACAAATGTGGTCTTTTCATAACTTTACTAATATCTGTACAACCTTCTGATATTTCTCTTTCTTCTAAAAAATTCTCAAACGCAATATTAATGTTCTCTTTCTTTGTTCTATTACTAAATCTTTCTTTTTCTTTTTTCTTTACAGAAGGTAACAGTTTCTTTGCGAGATTATCAATTTTACTTGTTGGCATTTTTTTAATTTTATCATCTATTTGCTGTCTTTGCGCATATCCTAACTCACTAAAGGATTTTTCTTTCGCAAATTTATCTTTCATCACGTTTATCGCCTGTTTACGAGCTCGGTCTTTCAATTTAGAGCCAGTTGCCAATTTCTTAGCAGCTCTTTCTCGACCTCGCTTTATTTTAGGTGCAGCCTTTCTCATAATAATTGCACGTTTTCTACGCTGTGCATTCGTTAGCGCTTCATATATAACTTCTTCATTAATATTCATACCTTTACGTATAGTGACTAAAATCTCTTCTGCACTTGACTGTAATTTTCTAGGAAGACCTTTAGTAAATTCTTCAAGGTTATTATCAACAGCCAATGCTCTCATTTTAGACGCAGACACGCCAGATACGCCTTCTGCGTCAGGATCACGTTCACCTGCTGACACAACTTCAATTGAATCGTATGTATAATCTTTTCCATTATAGTTGTTTAGCAAATCATCAAACGCATCTACACGGTCGGAACCAGCAACGAATATGATATTCTTATACTTGGATTGAAGTTCCACCAAAACCTGTATAGGAGTCTTTGCCTTTGATTTAGTAATAATGATTCCGAACGCACGTTGTGCATACTTTATTTTTTGGTCATACGTTAATGGATTTTTCTTAGCATCGTTACTATGCGATAAGAATATCATAGGAGTAGCATTTTCTTTACCAGCAATGCTAATTATTTTATTCACGAGTTTTTCATGACCGATTGTGATAGGATTCATACGACCAAAACTAATAACAGCAAGGTCTTGCTTCTTTGCTTCGTTTAGTCTAGGTTCAGTATTAATATATTTTTTAGGATCAAATTCTTTACGAGATATAGACTTTTTATTATTTGGTTTTTTGTCGTCCATAAGATAATGCCTCTTTAATTACTTTATTATATTTGATCTATTTATAATTTTGAAGAAAGGATGGAATGAAAGGATAATTTCTATTTGCTGATTTATCCCATATTGTCGATTCTCTTAACCATCCGACTGCTGGAGTGGGAGATACGATCGCTAAAGGAACTTTCGTTTTGCGTTGATTAAGTATGAAATACGCGTTATCAACACAACCCAGTCTGCCAATTGTTTCTATTTCATGTATTAAAAAACGTGCAGTTCCTTTAGTCATTGCATATGCATGAGCACCTTCATGCCCTCTTAGACCGATAAGTTCTTTGGGCCTGCCTGCTAACTTATGATCATAACGATTTGGATCATTTGTTTTGTATCCTAACACAACGATGACACCGTCTGGTATTTTAATGTCATTTATATTATAATACATATAAGCATCATGTTCTAATACAACGCCAACATCAAGATCACTTTCTGCTATTCTTTTCCAAATGGCAGCATGTCCTGCACTGCAACATTCTGCCTTTTCTCTGGCATGTGGATTTTCAATTCTTGGTATATTCTTTACATCTGGTAAACGAATAGGCCGACCCTCACTTCTTGTTAGATTAATTCCTGTTAATGCCCAAGCATGTTTGCCAGACGTTTTAGAATATCCATTAAAGTATTCCCAATCTAAACCAACATCATCACAGGAGTCTGAACATACCTTTGCATACTCATTTGATAGTTTATCATCGATCTTTAATATGAATGCTTTTGTTTTCATCACTATACACCATCCGAATATTTTTTCAACCATGCAAACCCAGTTGATCCCCAATATTGTTCTGCGTATACCTTACCTGGGCCATCATATCGTTTTGATCCTTTTGCATACCATTGAGGTATTAGTGTATAAGAAGGCCATCTTGTCAATTTATTATCAATGTCAGGTATTTTCTTCCACAATTCAGATAAGAAATGGTTTCCTGTGAATAGATACGGATGTGATGTATTTAGTCGGTTTGCGGGTAATTTATTTAGAATTGAAATAATTATTCTTAGTATTTCATTATCTTTATTTGCAGCAAGGATTGGTGACGTGTACCCAGGTTTTGCTTTTTCATTTTCAAACACTGTGTATGCGTGATTAGGTGGACTTGTAAATAACTCGTCAACTGGTTCCAAACAAATAGAATCAGCTGATGGCCAAAATCCACCACGTTCATTAATGAGCTCGTAACGAATAACATCGTGAGCACCTGCATAACAACCTGCGTTATAATACTTATCAACTAAATGCTGATTAATCCAAGTTCGTTCTTTTAACATTTTATCTGTAAAAATGTTATATTCCCAATCAGGGTGTTTATCTTTCCACGTATTCATCCATTTGGTTGGCGCAGGTTTTGGGCCAATCCAAATATGAGTTATCTTTTTCTCTATATTCATTATATACTCCCATTATATGGATTTATTTATAACACAACTTGGTCAATGTGTATAAACACTGATGGTGAAGAAGGTGCAAATGTTGTTTGGGCGGCGGCTTCTAGCTCAACAGTATCATTATCCGCCGCCCACATAAATTCAACATAATCACTAGCTTGTTCTATTTTAATATTGTAAGATACACTAAAATCAGTATATACTAAATTTCCATTCAACGTTAGTGTTCTTCTAGTATTTTGTTCATCGACGCCATTTTTTCTTATCCAAAAATACACATTCTTTGCAGAAGAATTAGTGCTTAAAACTTGAGCGTTAAGGTTTATTGAGTACAAACCGGATTGTACGAATAAAACACGGGTATTGAAAACAGGGTCTATATCTATATTTAGATTATCTTGTGATGATGTTAATGCTATTTCTTGAGCTGTATTTACTAGATTTAGTGTTTGAGTGTTTGAACTTATTATCGTACCATAGTCTAATCTTTGTTCTATAATTGGCCTAACGAAAATTTCCCGTGGGTCATGTCTGACCTTAGCACTGTTCCCATAGGAGTGACATTATTTGGTGTGGTTGGTTTTATATTAGTAAGACCACCCGAAATTGAAGGATCGCCATAAAGTATATTTCCTACCGAATATTGCGAAGTATCAACGTTTCTTATTTTTCCCCAAACGGTAATACGCCCATCTTCATTTGGTAATATATCTTGTGTTGCAATACCTAAACCGTTTATAGATGAAGACGTTCCATCTGAGACCATAGGAAAAGCAAGTAATTTTGATTCGCCAGGCCCGCCATTACCAGCGCCGAAAAACATTACACTAGTACCATTAGTTATCGTATTTGCTGTACCGTTTCTAACATAAGCATAAACTTCTTGACCGATTTGTTGGTTTACGCCATTTGGGTGCTGTAAATTTAATGTTTGGTCTTTAACATCCCAAGATAGTGTTCCAACTGCCTGCTCTATATTATCTGCATCTATTGTTTCGTCAAATCTTAAATACGTAATTGGGCCAACACGATCTGTAAACTTGGCAGACTTAGTTGCTGCATCATATTCTAATATATGACTATCATTATTAGGTAGCATTGAGTATCTATCTACATCATCAAGACCTCTTAAGTTTACTTCACCGCCACCGCCAATGCTCGACATTTGTTGTTGTATTCTTTGAAGAAACGCGCCATAATGATCATTCATTTCTTTAAACGTTACAAACTTTTTATCAACTGGAGTAAGAGGATCTTTCCATCGAGTCGATTCCGCATTTTCGCTAAATGTTTTCTTATTTAGCATTGAAGCAATTTTATGAGCCGAAGATTCTTCTTGTGCTTCTAACGGTTTATTTAAAAACTGTACGTCTTCAACAATCGTTAACTTTCGTCTTTTCTCTTCTTGTACCGCCTCTTCAAGGAGTTTCTTTAGCTCATCCATCTTACTCATTTTTGCCAGCCCTTAATATATTCGGATGAGAAGTTTGCTTTAGAGAATTGTAACCTATCAACCAGTTTTAATGAATTTTTACCGTAACGATCTATCGCAACGAATCCTTCTTGACCTGTGACTTCATAACCATTTTTCGTTTTTAGTAAAGTTTTAAGACCATCTACTTTGTTTAATTTTTCAATGATGACTAATTTAATATCAACCAAGATGTTATATAATATAAAAACGTTTTCAATATCTCTTTGATTATATTTTTCAAACATAGATAATACAGAATTCTTTTTATCCATCTGAGCATTTTTGCCTTTTGGAGTTTTTCTTTTATCGGCTTGTGCCTGATAATAATCTTCGATGAATCTTGTTAAACCCATTGTAAATGATCTTGGATCACTAACACGTTCACCGTCTCTTACCATCTTATTAATGTAAGTATTTACACGCAAATTCAATTCTTTATTATTCGCAAGCTCGGCCAATATAGGTTTTTTAATAGTTCTAAATACTTTACCTGCTTTTGATATTAAATCATTTACTTCATCAGTTTCTTGTTTCGTAAATGTAACTGATCCTGATTTATCTTCAAATACAGCATCAACAGACCATACACTATTTACTGTTTCGAGATTTGACGCAATCGCCTTTCCAAAACTTGCTGACATTGTTTCAAAAGAATCTCCTCGGTATGTTGTGTGCCAAACCACACCGATCTTGGATCTGAGTATTGTTTTAGCGAGTTGGCTTTCTTTTGGTATCGCATAAACAATCGTGTTAGGATGGAAAGTAATATGCGGTACTCCATCAATCGTATCTTCTTCAATATCATCGCTCGAATAGAGGAAATCACCTTGAACAACTCCTTGGATACCAAGTTTGCGTAGTTCTTTAAGGGCAAGCGTAAATTTATCACGAAGGCTGCCGCTTAAATCATCATCAATGTCTTGTTGGGTTTTATAAACCTTTGGGTTCTTATTAAATACGCCTTTCTTAGCGACAAAGAATTGACCGTCTGATGGGTCAATGCCGGCAAATATAGCTGGTGCGCCATCCCACTTAACACTCAAGTTAATAGGCGCACTTGCGTTTCCAGAAAGCATATCACGTAAGCTTCTAAAATAATTTATCACATTTCTTATACCGTTGACTCCACCATCAATAACGGAATCTTCAGCATGACGAAGGTGGGTATTTTTACCATTCTTGTTTTCGTTTAAATATTGTTTAAACCGAATCATTTTATTTTCCTTCCTCTAATAAACCCGTCGGGTTGAGTTCCTTCTGTAACATAAATCGTCTTAAAACCATTTGTGCACCATTTTAAGTTATTTTCTTTAACAGCAGACCTGCCATACATTGAATTATTTTTCCCTTTCCCTGTACGGTTTCTTTTAAATGTTTCTGCTGATTTTCTAGCACGTTCTTTACGATCTTCTTCACGATCTTCTTCACTATGGTTATCCCAAGACTTTTTAACACTAGTGGACATATTTTTTCTATATTCTGGATTGTCATACCCTTCAAATTTATTATTGATAAAATGTCCATTCCAATTTCTAGCAGTCTTTCTTTCTTCTTCTGTCATGGATCCCTAATATTCTTTAAGAAGATTAGAGTTACCAGCCTTTCCACCTTTAGCTAAATTATAATAATTAGGAGATTCAACCGCTGAAAATTTTTCTATATAATACTCTTCTAATTCTAATAACTCGTCAAATGATTCAGATATTTCTAATATTTCTCGTTTAAAATTATTTTTGCCATATTTTGCTATTGCTTGTTTGAGCAACTTGCCTGATCCTAAATAATTGTCATCTTCTCTAGTACAAAGACCTATATATTGTTTATTATTAATTAAGTTCGTTGTTTTGTAAATAAACCCATGCATAGTTATCTTTTAACCTTCATTTTAAATCCCAATTTATTTTTGGCAGCATATCCAGCCCAGCCAAATTGAAATGATGCATCTTTAAATCTGTTGTTTTTAAACCTGATTTGTTTGCTTGTTACATCAACGTTAATCTGAATGAGCGCAACTTGCCTAGCAACTCGTGTTAAAGAATCTTTTATTTCTTGATCATTATTAAGAATTTTCCAAATAGATTCACCTAAAGGAGATAAGACCAATCTCAATCTATCGTCACCTTGTTTAATTCTATCGGTAAGATTCATATTCAATAGTGACCAAAATGGTTCCAATGTTTTTATCAGATCTTCCTGTTCTTCAAAACTGTTTACAAAATCGAGAACAGTTTTTAAATTGATACTTGATACATCAATATCCATAATCTTAGCAAGTAATATTATTGCTTCGGTTTTCATATATTTGTGCAATTCAAACATCTGTTCTTTCATAGGCATATCATTTACAATTTTAAATATTGCCAAAGAAGGTTCGTTTGTCAATTCAGCAGTTGTTGCAGTTTTTGATCTATTGTTAATTGAATCTATGATGTTCTGAACAGTAACTTTACCACCAGCACCAGATTTTACTGATATTGGATACGGTATGCCTAAACGCATTCCATAAAAATCAATTAGAGCTTCATTGCTTGCTACAGGAAAGTAGCATGCTTTGAATGAAAGATTGGTTTCAGCCCAGATAGCAGAGAGTATTTCGCCAAAGTCAGCAGATACCTTTGCAAGATCTTTCTTGGAAAATGAGTTAGTATAATCAATTTTTGAACCAACTGATCTTGCAGCCTCTGCCATGCCAATTAATTCGTTTGCAACTTTTGCATCGTATTTATTTTGTAAGTATGGTGTAATTTCAGCTATAATCTGAGAACTTTTTAAAGTTTTGCCAGCTAAACCTAAACTATCAGGATTAAGATCTTTGTTACCAAAAAGCTGCGCACCAGTAACGGCCGCAGCAGATGAGTTATTTACCCAAGGTATTTCAGTACCAGCTACAAGATCTGTTGAAATATTTTTAGTAAGTCTTAAGACTGAAGTTGGGAATTTAGATGATATTGGCGCTTTATCATATTCAAGAATTTCCAAGTCATATTTTCTAAAAATATTTGCAAGTTCTAAATCCGTTCCATTCATTGGGAAACGTATATGATACGCGCCTCGGCTTGAATTAGTGAACTTAACACCTTTCAGTTTTTTCTTTATATAGTTTTTTAGCTCTTGTTGATTTTTCCTTAAAGAGGCTTCTAACATGATGTTTTGCGATGTCTCTTGTAAGTAGCCTTTAAAATTCATCATTCTAGGTATACCTTATCCTTTATGTTTAATATTCTAACATTATTTATAAAAGACCGTCGGTTTTAAACTGTCCTGTTTTTTTACCACCCATTCTTGAACCAAATGCACCTTTATCAAAAGCAGGACCGTCATCTTTTGGTTGTTTGTTTCCACCATCCATCATATTTGTTTGGGCAGATTCTTCGAGATTATAAATTTTCATTTTTGCTCTATCAATTCCTACTAGAAATCTTCGATAATGTGCTAAGTCACCCCAACGATTTTTCAATTGTTTAATCATAAGCTGCCCACGATCGTCAAGGTCTTCAGACGTAATCAAACCTAATATACAATCGGCGGTATGAGTAATGCCCATTGACTCAGACGTATTCGTCAAATCTACGTCGCTGTTTCCATAACCATCTCTATTGAATTGAGATGATGTAACAACTGCGCAATTAAACTCCATTGCAAGGCCACGGATTTCTTCGGCAATTGACTTAACTAACGTATATGAATTTGCTGCAGCTGCACCACGAACTCGAGCAGACGAACATATGTTCAAATAATCAACAAATACTATATCTGGTGTAAAGTTTTTCTTCATTTTTAGTTCGTTTAATAGATGGCGAAAATGACCTGAGTGGGCAGAACCTGTAGGATATTCTTTAATAACTAACTTACCAGTCGTCTTACTCTTATATCTGTTAATACGCTTTTCATATACATCGCGTGGAATTTCTTTTACTTGGTCAATTGTAATATCCATCATATTTGCATCAATACGTTCAGCAATACGTTCTTCAGCCATCTCCATTGTAATATACAGAACATTTTTTCCGTACATCATATGATTCGCTGCCATGTGGCATTTAAGTAAACTTTTTCCTCCGCCTGTGGTAGCCAATAGGACTGTCATTGATTTGCGAGGTAGACCACCCTTGGTGATTGTATTAAGCAAGTCAATATCAAAAGGAATGCGCTCTTCTTTCTTATGATAGAAATCATATCGGCTTTCAAATTCTTCAAGATAATCATGCCCAACACTGCTATCAAAGCTAATTCCTAAAGAATCTTGTAGCATCTTGGGTATTGAACCTTTACCTTCTGTACTCCCATCGTCGGTAGATTCAGAATTAAGAATGGTAATTGCTTTTCTTATTGAATTATATAAGTCTTTATCTTGGCAGAACTTTTCAGTTTCGTTAAATAAAAATTGAGTGTTTGTATCTTTATCTACCTTCAACTGACTTACAGCATCCATGACTTCAGAATACAATGATTCATTTAAGTCAGTTCTTTTCTCCAAAGATAGTTTTAAAGCCTCCAATGAAGGAGGCGATTTGTACTGTATTACATAGTCCGCGTATGTATCAAACACTTTGCGGTGGGAATTGTTTTCAAAATACTCATCTTTAATAAATGGGAATACCTTTGCATAATATTCCTTATTATAGACAAGATTAGATAATATCGTCGTTTCCATCATCTTCAATTTTTCCAGGTATTGTCAATTTATATTTACGCTCAATGAATTTATTAAAGTCTGCATCTTTAACAAGACCTTCAAAAAATTCTTCATCAGCACCTAAATCTTTGGCACGACGTTTAGGCTCAATTAATTCACCGGTTTCGCGGTTCACGACATTATACCAACCCATTGTTGAACCTTTTGCTATATGACCAGATTCTATTGCTAAATCGAATAATGCAGACCATTTTTGAATACCTGAATCATATAACACAGTGAAAGGTAATTTTGCTTTTTCACGAACGAATCTTGACTTTTCAATATTAATAGTAAATTTCCAACCTGCCAAATCAGTACCTTCTTTTTCCTGGGCTTTACTGATAATGAAGATTTGATTTGCGGAATAGTAAATTCCAGTGTTATGCGTTACCACTCCGTTTTTAAGTACGTAATGCTGCTCATCATAATTTTCAGTAGCAATTGATAAATCATATACCGGGTTTCTGCCAACCGGTTTTACACTAACTATTTTCATTTTGTTTCCTTATGTCATTTACATATAGCTTTTTAGCTAACGCTATTATATCAATAAAAGTGTCTGATGTCAATCCATTATTAATCATATCCTCCGCTTTCATATAATAGCTTTCTTTAGTTGTTTCGGTTAAAGAATCAAAGTTTATCATTTATTTCACCCACTCTTTCCATCTTTCTGATGTTGAATTTAATCTCGTATTAATCATGGATCTAGTTAATCCTAAATCATCACACGCTTCTTTAATACTGCCATAAGCGACACCTTCTATTGTTACGGAAACTGCGCCTGGGTTGTTAGAGCCTTGTCTTTCTTTAGAATAACGTTCAAATAAATGATCATGTTTACCAGTGGCCCAAACCTCCTGAATTTTCTTCTTTCTTCTTTCTTTTGCTTCCGGTGACATATTTAATCTTCTATTTCGTTGCTCTTTAGATATTTTTTCGGGATCTTCGTTAGCATATCTTTCTCTAACTTTAGCTGAAATATTTAAGTTTCTTTGTTTTATTTCAGCATCAGATAAAGAATTATACCAGCCGAACCACCCATCCCTAGTAATACCATCGTAATCATAGCCAGTTTCTGGTATCAGATTTGCCCACTCACTACTTTCAACAACATCATATAAGGAAGAATAATATAATCCTTTATTTCTCAATTCTTCCTTACATTCGGTTTCATATAGTAATTCAGTATCAATATATTCAGATCCATGTATTTTTAAATGATTCTTCCAATATAAACCGCTTCCCTTATATTTTTCATAATCTTCATTATGAGTTACACATAAGTATTTTAATTTCGTTTTAGAGTGAGTCTTTATCATTATTTTATATTTCATAATAGTACCTTAAGTATGATAACCATAGATACTATTATTTATAAAAATGACAAATTATACTGTTTGACATTCCATTCCAACAGATAGATTTTCCGCTGATATCCACTTTCCACCAATTAAGAATTTATGCTCGGCGGAACAAACTACTTTATGGCCATCTTCAAACATAACTTCGAAACATTCAGGGTTACCTTCTTCTAACGTATCAGGATTCCAAATATGACTAACTGTGTTTGTACCATAGTTTGTTGTGATTACATCGCCTTCCTTAATGTTCTGTATTTCAACTAGACCATCCGGTGTTTGGATTTCTGTACCTTCAACAACACACCCACCAGAGACGATATTCCTAGGAAAGAGTCCAATCTCGGCATAGATGTGATTTACAGCCAAACATGGAATATTTCTCGTTGTTAGTTTAGGAGTTATGATACGGAATAACGATTTGAGTTGTTTAGCGCGTGACATATCGGCAACTGACTTTTCATTCATTGCATCTTCAACTTCTTTTTTAGAAGCAAGGTTACCGATAGAATCAATCATAATGAATACTTTATCGTTTTTCCCAACTTCTTCTAAACGTTTAGAAATATCAAATTTTAGTTGCTCAACATCTTCGATTGGAATATGCAATACTCGTGACGTATCAATATCAAAACTTTCTAAATAATCTGGTGTAATACCAAATTCTGAATCATATAATAAAGCAATGCCATCTTTGTATTTTTCAAGATAGGCTTTCATACAATATAGACATAGTAAAGTTTTGAAGCTTTTTGATGCACCTGCTACAACAGTAAGACCTGGGATTAATCCACCATTTAAAGAACCACTAAATGCAATATTTACAATAGGCAACTCCGTTTGAATTGGTACCTTTTCATCAAAGAATGCAGATTTATTTACAACACCTGCTTGTTTGATTGAGCCGGATTTTAACATTTTATCTAAAAGACTACTCATTTACGAAGGATCTCCATTTTTAATTTGCTTAAGCTTTTTGAGGAATTCATCAAGCTTTTCTACGCGATTTGGCCAGTAAATATAGTCTTTTTCTGGATTCGCTTTGAGATTTTTGATTAGAGGTATCATTGCTTCAAATAGAAGATTGGCTTTATTATCAACCTCCTGAAGTTGAGATGAAAGTTGTTCAGATTGTTTTTGGGCAACCTGAACACTTTCTAATTCATCTTCAGAGATAGCACTGAACCCGAAATCAAAGTCAAGGACTTTTTCAGTCGATTTCATGAATATCTCCTATTAGCCTTTACTTGCTAATTCCTTAAACATTGCAAGATCATCATCTTCGTCATCAGTTGTTGAACTGCCAACGTCTGGCTTAGCAGTTTTTGCTTCAGGTTCTGATGCAATACCACTTAAATCTAATTCGTCGGATTCTTGTTCAGCAGTAACAGAATAATCAGCAGAATTTTTTTCATCAAGAGCAAGTACACGATATAGCTTGGTTTTTAAATCAGAATATGTCTTGAAGTTTTTAGGATCAAGCAAATCTTGGAGTTTATGTTGTTTTTTCCAAATTGCTTCCAACTCAGAGTCATCATCAGATAATTCAGATGGTGCATCAAATTCAGACTTGTCATAGTTAGGATAACCTTCAAATTTGCGAATCTTTAATCTGAAATTTGCACCAGCCCAAAAATCAAATGGATTTACTGGAGTTTCATCTTCAAACTGAGGATTCATTAAATCATTTAGTTTATCAAAGATTTTCTTACCGAACTGATACATGAATATTTTACCTTCATTATCAGGATTAGCAGGATCTTTAATAACCATAATGTTAGCAACATACTTAAGGCGACGTTTTTGTTTACGTGCTTGTTCTTTATCCGATTCAATGCCAGAATTCCATAGCTTACTGTTGAACTCCGACACTGGGTCGTCTTTATTTAAGGTCGTTAGTGAATTCTCAATATACCACAAACCGGTTGGTCCTTGGAATCCATGATCCCATAAACGAATGAATGGAATTTCTTCACCTTCACATGCAGGTAAGAAACGAATGATAGCAAAACCATTACCAGCTTTATCACGGGTAGGTTTCCACATCTTTCCTTCATTAGGATCGGCGTATGACTTTTGAGTTATTTTTTCAAGCTGTGAATTAAGCTTGTCGAGTGATTTAGAGCGGTTCTTTTTTAGGGCGTCAAATGACATATAGTATTCTCCTGAATATATAGCAGTTTATATAGTAATATTGTATAACTTCGTATTTCTTAGTATATTGTCGTTACCGACTATTTATTTATAACCGGAAAACTAGACTAAGTAAAAAATATGAAATTATTTAAAAAAACTTATCTTTAATGATTTGTTTAAATCGTACTTGGTCGTAAACCAAGAAGGGTTTGTATTTTTTGCTCTTAGTTATTATATCATAAAATATAATTTTATCAACTACTTTTTCTTCCCAATATGCAAATATATTTGCCGAATGAGATAAAATTGTAAATGTTTCCAAAGATATTTTCCTTTGCATGTATAGTGTCGCAATATACGGATGTTGACCATTGTAGGACATAAAGTTTTCTTTATAATCATCCTTGAGTTCATTAAGCTCCGATTTAAAAATATATCCTAATGATTCAATCTTGCGTATCCATTCTATATAGATTTGATACCCAACATCATCAACAATTTCACGTATCCATATTTCTGGTTTTTGTACCATGTTCGCCAATAGTAGATTTTCATAATCATCTTTCTTGGCAAGTTTAGCAAAAAAGTAAGCATCATTGCGAGTGCGAAATGTTTCAAAGTTGGCCTTAACTTTGCCATGATATTTTTGATAATCATAACCTTTTGTCGTAAAGTGTCTCTTCATTGCAAGATATTTTACATACGCGTTGAATGCTTTTTCATTTACTAAATTCTGTGATGTCGATATCATCGCTATTCACCATTCTCAATTTGATAGCTTCACTTTTTACTTTTTCACGTAGCACCGAGTTCTTTTTTACAACGCTTGCTACTACTTCAATTTCTAAATTATTCTTTTCAGAATATTCCACAAGAGCATCAATGTATGGGATACCACTTGTAATCATATAAGATATATCTTTGTGTATTTTTTCTGGAGTCAAAGTGACTACCGACATAATACCTCCTACTTTTTGTTGTTGTAAGGACCATTATATCATATTTTTGAGGTTATGTCAATGGATATTTTTAATTAAACCAAATTAAATCAATTGCGGCCACAATTATACTAATGATCATTAACGCTATGTAAAAGCCAAACCAGGTAGTGACTTTTTTATATGTTTCTATAGAAAAGTTTGAGCTTTCATCAATAAACCATGATCTAATCATAAACCTTAGAAAGATAAATAATACGATGAGCGTTAGTGCGACTTGTAGTGAGAGTGTCATAATTTAATTCCTCTAATTCAATTTGTAGATGCTATTATATAACATGTAGATATGTATGTCAATGGTTATTTGCCAATTCCGATATTTTATTTGCGCACTCCATATAAAAGAATATACGCTGTCCTCTATTACGCAGAGAATATGTATATATGACTTCATCACCTTTTTCTAACGATATATCACAACCTCTACAAAATCCATTGTTTTTCATAGCACGCTTTTTCAATATCATACATCATATTTCCTCGAATAGTATATTATTAATATAATAGTCTTTTTCTTTTTCAGGTATACCCATTGCGAGTATAGACCTATGTAAATGTTTATTCATCTTTTGACATTTGCAATATTTGTTAATAGCAGGTAATGTAGACTTGTTGGTAACTAATCTTTTATCGTTACAAGACATTAAGTACACTTTAATAAGACTAGACGATATGCTCATTAACTGTGTAAGTTCTTCATCTTCTTTAATAGAACCAGCAGCAACCATATCATCTGAGAATATTGCTTGTGCCCATTCAGGCAGTTCTCTAGGTTTATTCCAAACAAGATCTTTTGTGGCTGTTTTAAACATCAAAGATAAATGATGATTGGAATCTTTAAATACTGGAGAGAAATCAAAGAATGATCCACTGATTTTAGATTTAGATGCAACTATATCAAATCCAAGAATAGGTAAATTAACACCATCTTTTGGGAATATGTTGATATGCAATAACCACATCCTACCATCGTTAATCGTTTTCAGATGGCACTTGCGTATGTTATCACTGTGCCAAAAAGTATCTATCCAACCATCAAAGTTTTGGATATGTTTTTCATTATGATATTCTTCTAAATAGTTATTGAACTCTTCAGTAAGAGACATTACAAAGTCGTCTAGTTTATCCCATAAAGGGTTACTCATATGTACCTCTTAATAAATTGCCGATTTTTACTTTTAGGGTAGCGAATCCTTAGAGATGGCATCGGCGGACCAACCCACAGCCGTTAACTTAACGGTCCTAAGGAGGGTTCTTTATAAATCGTCTACTTCATATTGGGCTTCATCAAAACCTTCGATTAATTCGTCAAAGATATCTTCAACCATTCTAAAACATGTTTTTGCTTCGTCACCCATTTCATTATTTAATAATTTACGTACTTCTATAATGAGTCCTTTTCTATTTACAAATTCATACATGAGCCCAGATCCAGGAACTCTTCTCTTAATAACTTGACCTCCATGTAAATCACCAAAATGGCGCACATACAAATGAGCAAGAATCCTATCTTTTTCACCACAATATGCTAACCCGTTAATATAACTAATATAATGTTTAACTGTTTTTAACGTTGTTTCTATTTCATCCAATTCATATTGGCGCTCAAGTTCTATCATATCTTCCATGATGAGTGGAGCTCTAAATATTGATTGTAAATCTTCCGGTAACCCAACTATATTTTCTAATGCTTTATAACATTCATATTGTGCACTTAAATAAGCATGGTATAGGGCAGGAGAGATTCTTCCACCTAATAATATTTCGGCAAATTCAGAACCTTCAATATTATTATGCTGTTCTTTGGTTTGTTCTTTCAGTGTTAGAGACATTCATACTCCTTTAGTCGTAATAGGAACCGTTCTTTTTCGATTCCCTTTTACGATCAATCATTGTTACTGCTCTGTTAAATTTCCTAGAATGTTTCGCTACGAAATTTCTTTGTTTTTCTTTCTTTGTTGCGTTTTTTGTAGATAATTTCATCTATTGAACCTTTTATAAAAAACAATATATAAAAATATGATATGATTGCACATGCCACTAACGCAAAAGATGCTGACCCCACGGTAAAGCGTGTATAGAACCCATAAGATAAAATACATAAAGAAACTGCAAATAATAGTGTATTTGTTTTAGTAAAAACAGACGAAATTCTTCTCATAATTTAATTCCTTATTTCAATTTATAGATCTATTATATAACAATACCGTTCACATGTCAACAATTATTTTTAATAAACACCACGAATAAATTCATCAGATACTAAAACGCATTTAACGCCATCAACAATCACAGGTAATCCTTTTGCCCAGTCAAGTGCGACACTATTTCCTTGTGTCATGTCGCTAACTTCAGGGCCAACTTCTAAAACCAATCCAGGTGCCGAACCATCTTGAACTTCTGTAGTTAATATAATACCACCTGCTGATGTTTTCTTATCTCTTGCTACTTCAGTTACAAGCACATAATTCTTTAATGGTTTCATAAGCCGTTTATCCTAATTTCTAAATGAGTATAACCACCAACATAAGATAATCCTTCATTAGTGCGTTGAAAAATTTGAGGTACAGTTTCAAATCTCTGACCTGCAATTTCCATTAAAGCTTCTTTATTATCTTGTGATATCTCGTTTATATCAACATATGTATACTCAACATTTTGGCTTTCGAGTAATTCTTTTGCACGGATACAGTATCCGCAGTTTAATGTACCATATATTACATAATTTATTTTATTCATTATTTATTCCTTTTATATATTTTAAAACTTCACACACAGAATCTTTCGCGTCTATTTGTATGAATTCTTTTTTAATTACGTCAGTAAATATTCGAACAATTTCTTTATCAACATATAAACTCTGTTCGTAATCTTGGACTCTGCCTTCTGGAATAAATTCCAGTGGCCTGTTTAATATGATATCTATATTATCATAATTAAAATAACATTCTCTTGCGAGTTTATCAATCAAATCTGAATATAGTGATTTTCCATACATGGTTCTATATATAGGAGAAAGCAATACTGGAGAATCAGTTATAATATAATCAACCTTACCTCGTAATCGTAATACTCGCCTATGCTGATGAGCTAATACCCAAAGTTGATCTTGTAGTATATGAATATTATCTTCCCATACGCACTCTTTAGCAAACTCATTTACAAGTTCTACACTATAACCTTCGCGTTTCATTTCATAAAAAAGACCTGCTGCAGCTGTACTCTTACCTCCACAAGGACCGCTGTAAAAATTAATAACTTTTTGCATGTTATCCTTTTAATTCAATTTATTTTATGATACTGCTATAACACACATATTTTCATTTATTTCTAGTAAGGACTTCCTCAACATATACATTGTCACCTTTTTTCTGAGCTTTCTTATCTAGTTTTTGCCATGCCTTTGCGCGTTTGATTAGACGTTTAGATACTTCTTCACCATCCATCCACAAGTCTTTACCATCTAATACCTTATCAATCTCTTTTGGTTTTAGAAAGTGCCGATATTCTTGTCGCATAATCTTTTCAGCCCATGCTTTCTCATGTGTTATCTGGTCGAACATTTCGCCACCTTTACCAAAACAACCGCTTGAGTAGTTATGAAACATAAACATAGAATGCGGTGATACTTCGAATGAGTCAGCACACAAATATACTAATGTTGCAGCTGACATACACGCGCCTTCCACTGATGTTATAACGGAACCTCGACAATCATTAAGAGCTCTTAAAAATTGAATGGCAGTAAATAGATCACCGCCTATTGAATTAATATGAATCTTTACTACATCATTTTCGCCAGCTTGTCTAATAGTTTCAAACCAATCTAAATATTCTTCGGCAGGTCCTATTCTTCCAACTAAATAAAAATCATGCAATTGCGCTACACTTTTATTTGTAAATGCGTTCTTACCACCAAGTCTTACAATATCTAAGGCATTATTATTTTCCATTTAACTTCCTTCTAATGTAGCTTAACAATATATTAAACTTTTCGTTTGCAAGCCTTACCGCGACCTTCTTTTGCATAACGCTCATTTTTCTGATTTTCAATTGCTTCGGTTATTACAAATAATTCTTTAACTCTTTCTTTGTCCGTAACTTGCTCACCATATTCATATGCGACGATGTTTTTGCCTTCGGTTCTGAACGTACATAGTGATCTTAAAGAACATTCTTTTGCATAGTTAATGGCCTCTTCTGCACCAACGAATGTTTCTTCTCTATTTGAACCGTTGCTATTGATAATCCATACTTTCATCATAACTTTACACCTTTATTAAAAAATTATTTATACACTAACAGCTTGGCTACTAAATATAACAAATAAAATGACTAACAGAATTATAATCCAAGCATTTTTGAAAGCAAAGACTAATACTGAAGTAAACACTTTAGTTACGATAGCTATAATTATTAACATTAAAAATAAAACAATTAAAAATTCCATAATACCATTTTTCTCAATTCAAATCTATTATATCAAAGTCCATTGGTAATGTCAATGGCTATTTGGCTATTTTGATAAGTGTTTGATAATTTCAGCCGCAACTTCCTCGTAGCTATCTACTGGAACACCAGGATTTGAACCATAATAATTATATCCTTCCATTTCAGTGGTGAATGTATCAATAATCTCTACAATTTTAAACTTTTTTACTTCAGTATTGAATGCCGCAATTGCTTCCGCAAAGTGAGTATATTCTTTAAAATCTGGACAAAACAAATCAGAAGAACATGTCACATACCAATATATTTCACCATAGTTAGCCTCAACCAATTCAACAATACCAGTTTTTCCTTCATATTTCATATTTGTATTCCTTTTTTAATTTATAGATCTATTATAATCTAATCACGGGGAACTGTCAATGGTTATTTCATCTTTTTACTTTTGCGCGGAACTGGCCATTTTGGACCAAGATTAATCCTAAGATCTTTTTCTCTATAAATGTTTTTAGTATAATCAGATATAACACAAAACATGTCAGGTTCTTCTGATAAGCGAGTTACTCTACTATGTGCACCAGTTATAACAACGTCACTGTTTAAGATAGGTTCAATAAGCCTAATTTCATTATTTGCTAGTTCACACCAGACACCATCATACCCGTCTTTTTCAAATTGATGCCAATATCCATTACCACTCCAATTATTACCGATATACTTTAGTTCATTTTCGTCAGCTCGGAATTTGTATAATTTACCTAACTCAAGATCACAAATTTCCATAACAAATTTCCTTTTTTAATTTATAGATCTATTATATCATCTATTCATTAGAATGTCAACAGCTTTTTTTAATCTTTTGAAAACATATTTTAGACCATCATAAATAATACTTAATACAAACCACACAATTATTATAACCACAGCAAGAAAAGTACCAGCTTGTAGAGACATTAAATATGTCAATTCTGGTTTATCAACTGCAAAGTAAATAATAGTTCCCGGAATCATTCCAATCAATACTAGGCCTAATAAGAAACATGCAAAGTCTACGAGAGTCTTACCAAGTGCATAACAAAATACATCCATTTTAGAATTAGTATTCATTTTAATTTCCTAAGTGTGTTGGGTAAAAATCCCATTCTTCGCCATTAGCGTCTTTACGTCTCCAGCCAACATGATTACCTTTGTTATCAAAAATTGGCTTACAATCTGGTGGAGGCATTTGTTTCATTTCGTAAGGTTTAGTATTCATCAGGGTCTCCAAAAGCTTTTATCATTTCTTTTTCAAATTCAAATTGCTTATCAATTTCTCTACAATGATTTTTGTATCTTTCATCCATTGAATAGACACATTCTTGACTACCGCAAGTTGCCGACGCAGTATTTCCATACCAATATTTGGCATCAGTAGTATTGCATATGTCACACTTTCCAGTAGGTTGTTGTTCAACCCATTGTCTATAACCTGCTTCTTCATCTACATTCATAAATCCCTCGTGCTCGGATCAAAATAGACATCATTGCCATTACGAAGTTTTCGTATCTCTGCTTCAAGCGCTGCTATGCGCTTATCTTGTTCTTCCATTAGGTTATAATTAATGAGGTCATGCTCTGCTAATATCTCGTCACTTTGAGATACTTCTTCCTCAAGCTCTGCAATGCGTTTTATATCATCTGGATTACGAGAACAACCTCTGTAGTTCTTGTTGTCAATCTCAAGCTGTTCAACCTTTTTACGCAGGACATAAACTTCTTCAGGAGTAGTAAACAAATTCTTAATAATTTTAATCATAATATATTCCTATTTTAAAGTGGATTTTCAATTTCTACAGCTATTATATAACACAATCATTAGAATGTCAACACTTGCTTTAAAATACTTTATTAACATAATTATAAATATGTGTTATAATAACAATCTTGTAAACTTCTATCATTATTATTGACCGATAAGTCTATTATACACTAACTTAGACCATCTGTCAACCAGTAAATGAAAGTATTTTAAATAAAAAATAAGTGTTGACATTCTCATCATTAGATGGTATAATAGTACAATAAACCAAGGAAACAAAAAATGAAAAGAGTATCTGAAACACTTAGTGAAATGCTTAACGAGGTAAAGGGTGTCACGTGGGGTATTGGTGATGTCGTCGAGCACGAAAAGAAAAAAGCTGTCATTGATAAAGTTGCCTTTCGTAAAGATACAGGATACACGTATTCAATTGTATACGAAAAAGGAAATGGCATCGCTTGGCTTGAACCAAGCGAGATGAAGCTAATCAGCTTATGTCCAGTAAGAATTCCACTACCAAGATAATAAAATAAGTGTTGACATATTCTTATGAATGTGATATAATAGCTACATAAATTGATAAAAGGATACAACATGAGTAAAGCTGAACAATTCAAAATATTAACTCCGCGTATGCATGTTCGTGAAAGAATTGGAATGTATATGGGATCAAGTTCAAAGGAAGAAGTTGAAAGATTCGTATTAGGCAATTGGAAAAAAGCCACTTACGTACCTGCTCTATCAAAAATGGTTGATGAAATTCTCGACAACTCTATCGATGAAGCAATCCGTACCAACTTTAAATTTGCAAATAAAATAAACGTGTCTATAAAGGCGAACACAATCACCGTAACTGACAATGGCCGCGGTATACCTCAAGATGAAATATTTGATGAGGTCACTGGAACGAATGTAAAGAGACCGGTTGCTGCTTGGACAAAGGTTAATGCAGGTACAAGTTTTGACGACAATCGGGTCACGATAGGAACGAATGGAGTTGGTTCTGCAGCTACTAACTTTTTATCTGCAAAGTTCGTAGGAAAGACATGGTCAAATGGAAATCAAGTTGAAGTATCATGTAAAAATGGTGGTGAGACAATTAATGTTAAAGAAACAAGTAAAATTGATAATGGAACGGAAGTTGCATTCATTCCTGACTTCGATTTATTTGAAGTTGATAACTTGCAAGATTTGGACACTATTGAATTAATTGAAGACCGTCTTATTGGTTTACAGATGGCTTTTCCTGAAATAACATTCTCATTCAATAAGAAAAGAATTAAGGTAAGTAATCTTAAAAAATATTCTGAAATGTTTAGTGAACATGCTATCCTTGAAAAGAATGATAACTTGTCGTTTTTCTTTGCTCCTTCTGAAGATGGATTCCGTACAACAAGTTATGTGAATGGTGTAAATACGAGACAAGGTGGTACCTATGTTGATTTCATTATTAACGGTGTATGTGATCAGTTAACGTCAATGATAAAACGTAAGCATAAAATTGAAGTTTTGAAAACGACTATTAAAGGTGGTTTAACATTCGTTTTATTTGCTCGTAATTTTACTAATCCAAAATTTGATAGCCAAACAAAAGAACGTCTTACAAATCCTACAGGAAACGTGAAGGAACATTTTGAAGCTTCAGATGTAAAAGAAATTATTCACTATGCACGTAAGATAATGGCTACTCCTGAAATCATTGACCCAATTATTGAAGCTCAACTTGCAAAGAAAATAGCTGCTGATAAACGCGCAGCAACTCTTGCTCAAAAGAAACTTAAAAAGATCAAAGTTGCAAAACATATTGCTGCAAGTAGTCCTGATGCTACACTTAAAATTGTAGAAGGTGACTCGGCAATGGGATTCCTTTTAAAAGTTCGAGATGCGAAGAAGGTCGGTGCTTATCCATTGCGTGGCGTTATTATGAACACATGGGATATGAAACCTGCAGATGTTTTAAGGAACAAAGAGTTAAGTGAATTAACCGCAATACTAAATCTTAATATTAATGATCCTGATAGTGTTGATGATATGTCATATAAATATATCGCAATATTAACAGATGCCGACCATGATGGAATAGGTCACATATCGCCTTTACTTATGGCTTTCTTTTATAAATTTTGGCCAAGACTTTTAACTGAACATCGTGTTAAAATTACAAGAACGCCAATCATGATTTCAACTTTCAAATCTGAAGTCAAATGGTTTTATACATATGAGGAAGCAACTGAGTTCAAGATGAGCACAAATAAATGGTCTCACCGATATATAAAAGGACTTGGAAGTCTCCGCGAAGACGAATATGATATCATTGTGAATAAACCCGTATATGATACAGTATCTGTTGATGATGCTAAATATTTTGAAATGATGTTTGGTGGTGACGCTGACATTCGTAAAGAATTCATGTATGAATAATATTATTGACATTTATTATGATTTGGTTTATAATGGTTACATAATTAATAAAAAGGTAAACTATGACTGACTTGACAAGTTTTACAAATGATGATGTTGAAGTGTCTAATGATAACATTTATCCAATATCACAAGTGGCGAGTAATGAATGGAAATCTTGGGCAACATACACGGTAGAAGCAAGAGCAATACCAAATCTAATAGACGGTCTAAAGCCGGTAATGAGGTTTTATCTGTATTCATCTATCATGAATTCAAAAACCTCATTTAAAAAAGTATCAGCTGTATCAGGTATTATATCGGATTACGGTTATAACCATGGAGAATCTTCGGCTGCTGGTTCAGGCCAACTTATGGCCGCTGAATGGAATAACAATATATGTTTAATTGAAGGTCGTGGTTCTTTTGGTACTAGACTTATTCAAGAAGCTGGCGCTCCAAGATATGTTTATACCAAGCTCCATGATAATTTCAATAAGTACATTAAAGATATTGATTTATCTCCGATACACGAAGATCCTGAACATGAACCGCCTGCGTTTTATTTACCAGTTATTCCGTTAGTTCTTATAAATGGCACAAAAGGTATTGCAACTGGTTTCGCAACAAGTATCATTCCAAGAGATCCTGAAAGTGTTACAAAATTATGTGAAGAATATTTGTTAAAAGGTTCTATCAAGTCTCAACCAAAAATTAAATACCCGGATTTTAGAGGTAATGTTGTAGCGGATACTGAAACTCCAAATAAGTATTTTATTGAAGGTATCTATGAAAAGAAAGGCAAGACACAATTAACCATTACCGAAGTACCTTATGGATTTGACCGAGAAACTTATATCAAGGTATTGGATAAGTTGGAAGATGATGGCGATATCGTAAGCTACGAGGATTACTGCGATAAGACAGGTTTTTTCTTTGAGGTTAAACTAAAACAGAATTCATCTGCAACTTGGAACCATTCTAAGATATTACAAAAGTTCAAGTTAAGCAAGACTGTTACAGAAAACTTAACAGTCATTGATTATGACGGAAAACTTCGTGAATATTCGGATGCTCGTGAATTAATTAAAGACTTCTGCGATTACCGTTTAGGTATACTACAGAAACGTATTGATTTACAACAGATGAACATATCAGAAAAAGTTAGATGGTTAAATGTTAAAATGAATTTTATTCAAGCAGTTCTTGACGATAAAATTGTGTTTAAAAACAAGAAAAAGAAACAAGTAGTTGACCAAATGGTTGATTCATTAATTCCATTAATGAATGACGATTCTGAAAGGCTACTCCGAACCAATATTATGAGCCTAACCGACGAAATGGTTAAAGCTCTTGTCAAAGAAATTAAAGACGCAGAAAAAGAGTTGTTGTTTTGGAAAACAACAACTCCTGTGAACCAATTCACTACTGATATTGAAGAAATATCATAAATTATAAACTGACAATGCGGCGGCGATTTTCTCCGCCAATTCTTTATCATGTCAACATATTCTTGTACTTGCATTACTATCGCCTGTTTATAAATATAAACAATACTAATTATCTAGGTTAAATATGAGTTCTAATTATTTATCTCCAACAGGTTTCACTGTTGCAATTGATCGTCTACCGAATGTTGAGTTCCATACACAGAAAGTGGCAATCCCTGGTATATCAGCGAGTGCAGTGAATTCAGCTTCGCCAATCGGAGCTCTTCATCAAGCAGGTGGTCAATTAACATTTGACGATTTGCAGATATCCTTTAAGGCAACCGAAAACTTAGAAAACTATCTTGAGATTTTTGATTGGTTTACTGGAATCAATACACCACAAACTACAGATCAATATAAAAGGTTCACAACAACCGAAGTTATCAAGTCTGATATTGTTGTTACCATTTTAAACAGTCACAAGAATTCAAATTTAAAGGTTGTATTTACTGACTGCTTTCCTACCGCACTATCTGATGTTCAAATGGACGTATCAGATACCACAGTTGAATACCCAGAAGTTTCTGTTACATTTAAGTATAATTATTTTACTGTTATAAGAAACTAACCATTTACATTCTCCCATTAATATGATATAATACTTACATTGATTAAAGAATGGAGATTTAAATGAGCGTAGAAGACATAAGTGAGATCTGGGCAAAAGATTCTCCAATTGATGAAACAAACTTAATTGGCGAATCAAAACGAATTCCTCAACTTCATAGTAAATACTATAATATGTATTTTAAAGAAGTCCTACGAGTGAAAAAACACAAAGCTGAATATAAAGAATTAGAACGTCTTAAGCGTGAGTATTACGATGGCTCAATGGCGGAAGAGACTCTTAAAGAACACGGATGGAAACCTTTTAAATTAAAGGTACTTCGTAATGATCTTGATAGATACGTACAGTCAGATAAAGACGTTATTGCAAAAAGTCTTACTGTTGATTATTATTCGGCAAGAGCAAATTTCCTAGAAGACATAATCAAAACAATTCACTCACGTAACTTTATTGTAAAAAATATGATTGATGTTCTAAAATTTCAGGCAGGAGAATACTAATGAGTACTATAAAAATATCAGAATCTTTTTATAAAAATACTTTCGTAGTATCAAAAAATAAAGTCACTGTTGGAACTTTTCGGCCTAGTAAAGTATTTAACCCTTATGAATCGGACTTGTGTTTTGAAATAGGAAACAATAGATTCACAAGCGAAGATTTAAGAGTCATAGCTGATTTATTAGATCTTAATAACAAAAATTTATTTCAAAGTGAAGAAGATAATGTTTGATAGAGATTTGTGGGAATTCCCATTAAAGGTATTTAGGCTACCATTCTTATTAGTAGTTATTATGATATCACTAATATTAATCATTGGTTTGTGAAAAAACTATTGACATTTCCTTATGATTAGAATATAATAGATCTATAATTGAGATAAGGAATTAAATTATGAAAACAACAATAAACGCGTTTGAGTTAGTCGAATTCAACGCTTGTAGTGATGGGCTTCAAGATTTTGTCAATTATCACACTGATAAAACCGTAAATCTAAGTGATTGCTTTAAAAGCAACTTGATTGAGGATATTTTTTGGCTGTTACAAAAACTAGAAATAAATAATTTATTGAGTGCAACACAGTTAAAAGACCTACGATTATTCGCATGTGATTGTGCTGAATCAGTCTTGCATATTTTTGAAAAAGACTATCCAGACGATAAACGACCAAGACAGGCGATACAAACTGCAAGAGATTTTGCGAATGGTTTAGTGTCAAAAGAGACTCTAAAAAAAGCTAGATCTGCGGCATATTCTGCGGAACATTCTGCATCAAGTTACGCGGCAAGGAATGCGGCAGATTCTGCAAGATATTCCACAAAGAATTCAGCAAGTTCAGCGGCATATTCTACAATTGAAAAAGAACAAACCGACTTGTTAAAAAAACTGTTTTTAAAATGGGAGCGTGAGGTATGAACAAACAACAACGAGACAAGCAGATTATTGAAAATGCGCCAGATAATGCAGTTAGTTGTGATCGTGAATGGAATTACATCGACTACTTTGGTTTGCATACAGCAGATTACTATCCTGTAATTGCTCACTATGGCACTCGTTCGCTAGCAGACATACGAGAGCTTGTAGATTTGCGGGATGAAGTTGCAAAATACCGCAGAGCAGATAAAGCATTCAAAGAATTAAACGAGCATTTAGGTATAGGCGGTGATGAATGACTGATACAGAGCTTTTAGACTTGATAGAA